ATCACTTGCTATATCTCTTGCTCCAAGAGTAAAAGCTCTGTGACCAATCATTACACGAGCATAATTCTTATAAGTATCTTTCTTAAAGAAATCAGCTGCTTGTGCTTCACTGTAGCTAAAATGACTTGTAGCATGTCTTTCAACACGTTTACCACCAACCATTTGCCACCTTGTAAATTTATATTCGGTAACATAATCAATAGGTTGTGCAGGTACACGAATAACAGGAAATTTACCCTCGCTTTTAACTTTATTAGCTTGTACACGATTGATACATTTCACACATTTATCGCTTACTTGAAACTCATTATATATATTACCACCTAAATCTACATACCATTTGAGCGGATACACACCAACAGTTTCGCCATTAGAAGCTTTTACTGCTTCTTCAGCGGTACGACATTTAACACAATAATTTGGTAATTGTGTTTCAAGATAAATCGTATTACCGTCAGTATAATTATACTGTGGAGTATAATCTTTAGTACATTCCCAAACTACTCCTGCCCTCGATAATAACGATTTAATGATATGAATATCAACACCTGTTTTACCATTAATAACATGGATGTGTTCTATACATGTACTAAAAGGTAGTTGCAAATCTTGCGCTCTCATAAGAATAGCTAAACCCTCATTAACGCTTTTAATACCACCTTTTTCAGTAGTTAGTAACTTCTTTAAGAAAACTTCTGCACTTGCAAGTTGTTTATCATCAAGAAGATTTAGAACACTTAGACCGGTATGAGCTTCGTCATGTCTAATAGCCAATGTACGACTATCACCGTTACTTGGTTCTTTTACTTGTTCATTCATTAAATCAAAGAGCTTGTTTATTAATTACAGTGCAAATATACATATTATTTTCTAATTGACAATGATAGTATCTAGATTTTTATCAGCATAAACCTCATTTTCAGTATTATTAACTATTTTGTGCGTCTTTGATTGCTCTTTTTCCAGCACTTTACGTTCTTCTATACTGTTTTTGCAATAGAGAGTAAACAACGGAATATGACAGCCAACAAAATTCACTGAGGACAATCTGTAAATGTAATTTTCGATTTCATCACATGCAGGAGATGTTATAATAACCATATCTACATCAACATTTAAAGATTTATCAGGTGAACCACTTGTAGATAATACATTAATTAAACCATCATTGAATTGTTGCACAGCCAGAGTTCTTTGAGCTTGTGCGCCCATCATACGACGTTTGCCTTTATTTACTCCACTTTTATAAAACACTGGTTGTCCATTAATATCAACAGCTGGAATATTATCTACTTTGTCATGGTAATTAGCGCATAATGCTTCAGTTTGCTCATTAATAGCAGCAGTAACAATACTTGCAAATTCACCACGCTTATTAATTATCAATATTTTCTTGTTTACATTTTCTTTTACAAGACGAAGAATTACATCTATTTTGGCATTATAATCTGTACAGAAATCCATACGTTTATGTATATATGAATAGGTGTCAGATGCACGAGTATTAAGAGCATTAGGATTAAACATTGCATCTATTTGCTTATTAAAACCAATACTCATATCAAGTCTTTCATTCCACCCATTTTCCTTAGCAATATCATAACAGACTGCCATTTCAGACCTATTGGTATTTCTATCACCAAGACGAGCAGTATTCATTATTTCAAGACTACCAAATATAGCAATAGATTCATTAATATATTTAGTATATCTATCATAAATGACTGCATCAGCTTCACCAAAATCAACACCAATCAATTCTTCTTCTACGGGGGTGCTTCTCCGAATACTATCGATTTCATTTTGTTTGAAATCTGGCAATAAAGGACAAGTTGAATAAAGAATATTTCTTGTTTCATCACTTGCAAGAATATTATAAACATTGCATACAAACTTTGCATGTTCAATCATGGCAGATAATATTTTACTAATATCTTTAACATGATAAACAATTAAGTATCTGTATCTAATATTAAAATACTCAAGGTTATTTTCAAGCAAATTAGCGGAAACAAGTTTAAGTTTCTTAGTTGAAATTAACTTTTTAAACTCATCATCATTTTCCTCATTACCTTGTCTTGTTAGAAATTGTATTAAGTCAATTCGTTCATTATACGTATTGACTACAATCATAACTTCTTGTGTAGGATTGCGAATATAAATTCGCTGAAGAATACCTAACACCATAGCTTTATCATCCAATGGCTGAGGAATAAAAGCAGTACCTCTACCTTTTGCATCTCTCCAATGAATGATAGCTTGTTCAAATAGTTGTTCAGCAGTTACCATAATAGTTATTTAAAAATCATCATTTGTGAATAATGTTTGATAATCATGTGCATATTTTTTAAGAGTTATTTTGCCACTTTTTGTACCACGTAGTTGATCAGCTTTTTGTGATTGAGAAATACCAAGCATAATAGGATTAATATTCTTATATGCTTCATCATAATAATACTTATAATCTATTTCTCGTTCTTCAATAGGTTTATCATCTAGCGTGTTAATTACAATCACTGGCAAACCATGAGCTAATCGTTGAACAGCTTTAGTTGCTTTATGTTCTTTTTGAATAATAACACCACATTTAGAAACATAGAATCTAACATTACGTTGACTATATTTTCTTATAGATTTACCATTTTCAAAAGTATCATATACAATTTCAAACTGTTCTCCCACATTTTGAGTTTTACAGAAATCAAGAATATCATTACTTTCTTTTAAAGTTTCCATTACAGGTTTATTATAAAGAAAATAATTTTCAACAGCTTTAGCAACTATTGGCATGTCATATCCTTTACCTAAATCTTTAATGTATTGCTTTGGATCAAAAGCACCTTTATATTCTGTTTTTCCATTCGTTTGTAAATCAAGATAATTATTAATATCTCTTGTTACAAATATTTTATATTCCTCACTATCTGCGCTTAAACCATTTTGTTTACACCAATCATCAGTTATTTGTTTAAATTCTTCTCGTTTATCATTTGGTAGTTTAACAATTATACCGTCTGTATTAGCTGATACAACATGTATTCCACCTAGTTCAAGAGCTTCTACAACCATCATTACCATTAATTGTCCGTTAATAGTAACTTGTAATTGTGCAAATCTATCATATAGCCAGAATTTATCACTGCCAAATTTACCATAAATAGCATTTATTACAATCTTTAATGCTTCTGCACTTAGTTTATTCTTTACACCTTTAATACACTGTTCTACATCATCTGACGTATGTTTACATTTAATACGAGTAGTTCTAAAATAATCAACCATTTTAGTAAATACAGGTTGATTAAGGTGTTTAGGACATATTTTATATGCAACCATAACACTTGGATAAAAACTGCTTATATCATAATGAATATATGTATATTTGTCAGTTGATTTAAGAATGGCAGGTATATCTTTACTGTGCAATCCCCCCGTAGCAAGAGTATATGTGCTACCCTTAAATTTTACTACTTTCTCAAAACTTGCTTTATTAGTATGATAAATAGCAACTTGTTTCATTTCTGCAAGCATATCTTGCAGTTCTTTAGTTTGAAACTTTATATGAGGAAATATAATCTTATTAAAACTAAGTTTAGTACGTTCAGTTCTAAGGTCTTTAAACTGTTCAACTTTTAGACCGCTCATTTCAGAATAAAATTTAATTAGCAGTCTGTCAGCAATGTTAGCACGAGAACTACATAGAAGATTTAATTTAAATGCACTACCAAGACTATAACGGAGCTTAATCTCATCGGGTTTTTGTCTAACTATTTCAGCGACAAGATATATGTCATTAAAATTATAGTCAAGCATAGACTCAACATATTTAGGCAAAACATATCTATCAAAATCTTGTGTTATAAGGGTATTTAATTGCTCAACACTCATACCTCTATATCCTGGAAATTTACGCCAATATATATCAGCTTCTTCTTCATCAATAGGAGGTAAACTAAATTCCAATAGATTATACCATTTGAGATTAATAGAAACTTGTTTTAATCGTTTACCATACTTGTTTCTTTCTCCTGTCTCTTTATCATAAGTAACTGTTACAGCGTTTAATGCAAAAACCTTTTGTACATCAACAGTTGCATACGGCAATCTATAATGCCTTATAAGATCAAGTTGTTTATCATTATAAAAACTATCTTTATCCTTTTGGGATTTAATAATTTTCTTACTCAAATCATACAATTTATTAAGCAATTCTTTAGTATTGTCATATTTATCAAAATACATTAGAAATGCTTTAATCATATAATCATCATAACCTTGAAAATTATAACCATAAACGTCATATCTTACAGGATATTGATTACCATAACTATCTGTTTCATAATGAGCTTGCATATTATTAATAAAAGCAACGATAGATAGTAGTTGAGAATCATCAGTATCTGATATATAAAACTTATATTTTTTAACACTATCTAATCGTTGCTTTATTTCTGCAACAGTTAGCTTATCAGTCATAGGTATAGCATTTCCTTTATCATCTACACAATCAGCAAAGGTTTGAAGATAACTTCTAATATCTACGAAACCAATACTAAATAGATTAGGAAAAACCTCTACATCACTTGCTAAACTAACAATCATTTTATTATTTACATTTTTATCATTGTTATTTTACATTTTATTTTTGTCGCTATTGAAGAGAAATAAGGGTTGCTTACAATTAATCGCACAGCCCATTAGACACGAACACACGACACCCTAAGCCCCAAATCTCAAAAATGCTTTTGACTTACACCGACTTATAGCCGTATAGAGCCGTCGATTTATCTCCTCTGCATCTGTATAAACAGTACCATGTTTATCAAATACAATATCATTAACATCAACTAGTACAGTATCATAAGTAGAACCTTGTGCTTTATGAGCAGTTATAGCAAAGCCATAATCAAGATTTCTATTATATAATATACTACCATTTGCTTTAGCAATATTGCATAATAATAAACATCCTTCTTTAAATGCAAAATACTGTTTCCACTTTTGAGACCTAATACGTTGCGGAGCAGTTTTAGCTTCACTTACAAGTTGGTCACTAAGTTTCACATAAGCATTAATACTATATGCGTCTGCATGGTCAACAACGAACAATGGATTAGTTTGCTTGCCACCATGTATAGCGGCAAATGTTACCATATATCCTTTTAGCCCATACGTAGGATGAGTATAATTGACAATATCTCTAATGATATATTCTTCACTATTAAGAATAATAGGATCCATAAAATTATCAACAATAGTTATATAACTTAATACTAAGTCATTTTTAGTAAGTATTCCTTTATTTGCATCTTTTATGATAGCATTACGGACTACATTATTCCAATAACTTACATTAATGTTTTTATAACTAATGACACGAGCAAAATCAATATCCTTTGTAATCCTTTCATCGTTGAAATTATTATAAACTAACTGATTAAACTCTGCTTGATTACAAACTTTATACCCTTTAGTATTGTCAATATCAAACTGCTCTTTATGTTTAGAAATATATTCCAAAAACTTAAAAGATTTATGGTCTATATCATCTCTAAGTATAGCAAGTAATGGACTTATAGGATTATCTTCATCTTGTCTTACAATTTCTGTTAGTCTATATAATTTAACATTGAGAAAAGCAGTAGAATGTTTTTCATTTACAGGAGGTAATTGATGGTCATCTCCAATATATATTATCTTACATTCATTTTTCTTACAAACCCTTTCAAGAAAAGTTCGTAATCCACCTTTATTGCTTTTACTTTTATCAGGTATCATAGATGCTTCATCAATAATAAATAATTTATACTTAGCAATCTTTATTTTACCTAATGCACTAAACTCAATATTATTTATATCAAAATTATCAAAATCGTAGTTAGGACGAAAACCTAATGCAGACTGTAATGTGATAACTTTACAAGCTATATTTCCAATACTTTCACGAAGAACTCTACATGCTTTATGTGTTGGAGCTGATAGACCAATAATACCATAACTCATTGAACAATTCTTTAAAACTGATTTAATAAGATATGTCTTACCAGTACCAGCAGGACCAACTAATGCACGCTTATAATCATTTTCATCATAAGGAGCATTAATAAACTTAATAAGTTCATTATAAGCAACTAATTGTCCTTTTGTGAAATTAGATATATTTGCAGTATCTCTACCATTAGCAGTAGTTAACTTAATATCAATCATCACTTCCTCCTTCATCAGCTACCCACATATTATATCCATGAATAGTAAGAGCCTGTTTAAGCTTAAACATTAATTGACCATTACGTCTAACAATCCAGCCTTTAACTTCCCAATTATGAGCAAAAGGAACTAATTGTTCAGCTAAATTAGGAAATAATGTAGAATGTTCTCTTGTTCTGCAATAACAAGTCCATTTATCTCGTGGTGTATAGCATTTCGTAAAAGCCTTAGTATGACCTTTAAGATTATAACTATCTGGAGTAAACTCTAATATTAATTGCGGTGGTAATTCTTCTTCTTCAGATGTAGCACAACTAACATGCACTTTATATACACCATCTTCAATAAATACTATACCAATTACATTGGCTGCAAGTTTACGTTCCTTAACTGCTACAGCTTTCTTACGGCGTTTAGCAATAGGCTTAAACTTAAAATTATAAACAAGTGTATTCATTTCTTACGCTTATCACTAAGTTTATGTGATTTAGAATCCTTTTTAGCATATTTAGCCTTAGTGTTATCTGATAAATCAAACTTATCACCAACAGCCACTCTGCCACCATAAGAGAGTTTATAACCGCATTTATTCACAAGAAAATCAATTTTAGCTAATCGTCTTAAACCAACCATAGTTCCACGATTAACTTCAATCCATTTGTTACGCGAATCAATTTTACATACTTGACTCAAACTCCTACATGCTTTGTTTTCATCAAAATTACTCATTTCTTTACAACAAAATTTTATTAGTTAATAATCAGTATCTGTGATATTATCATCACATTGTGCTTCATTGTGATTTCGCATCATACACCGTACTAGTAGTACATGCCAATGAAGCTTATGTTTAACCCCCCGTAGAGAAGAATATGCACATCATGCGCCAAATCCAGCAGATTTAAGCATATCATTTACTTCATCATTCAATTTATCTTTATCTATAGCTATTCCACGTATTATGCAAGTATAATCATATTCAATAATACAGCCAGTTGTATCAAGTTTAACAGTCTTTCCATTAACTAATAAATGATATTCACAACCGTTTATTGTAACGTTAATATTATCACCTACATTAACATTTATTTCTCTATGTATAGTAAAGCATTTCCAAGCATCTTCACTAAAAGGAACATTTGGATTAGCATAATATATATTTACTATCATATTGTTATATAATTTTTTAATTTTAATTATAAAAGACTTTTGTCTAATGACTGAAGAATTTATCAGCCAAAAGACAAAAGTCCCTCACACTAACACAAAACATCAAAATAGACCACATGGAACACTGTCGCAGTCAAAATCCGCTGTGATTTCCTCTATAATATCCTCTGTTTCATTGATATAACTATTATCAAGAACATTAAGAATATCAGCACTTACAGAGCTAGTCATCTATTATATAATCTTGAAAGATTAATAAGAAAATCACCCATTTCATCAGAACCGTCTTTATCCCATAGTTGGTTCTTATCCATAAGTTCAATAGCCATATTAATCGTGCTATCACGAATAATAATTTCACGTTTAAGACTATCTATAATAGATATATTCTTATCAGCAGCATTATTGTTATTTACTGCTGTGCAACTAACACCAAGTGTTATTGAAGAAGCTATAATAGCTATTAATAATATAATTGTTTGTTTCATTGTTTTAATTGTTTTAAATGTTTATAATAAAAATGCTATCATCTTCACAGACAATAGCACCAAGTTCTAAGCAAATCGCGAAATCTATAAAAATCGACTTAACTGAATAATTTATACTAAGATTTTATATTACAAGAAGTTTTTAAAAGATAATAATAACTATAATGCTTATAATTAGAAACAGATACGCGATAGCATTAGAAATTGTAAGTTTAAATACTCTGTTATTTGCATCTACGAGACGACTATGAACTTCTTTAGCCTTATCAACAAGTGATTTATTCATAGCGGCTATGGTAGTATAATTATCGCGAAGTTTCTCATACGTCTCTTTAAGAGTCTTATATTGTTTTGATACATCATCTATATCTGTCGAGAGAGTATTAATAGTCTCATTATATTTGTCTTGACTATTATTAAGTTTTTCACGAAGTCCTCGTTCAACATCATCTTTCCTTAAAATGATATTAACAAGTTCTTCCACTGATTTTTTACTAAGTTTAGTTCTTCTGCCCTTAGTAGCTGTTGTTTCTTCTTTATTCATTTTTATTTATTTATTAAATGGTTATTCCATAACAATATCTGTATCACAATCTGATTCTTGCTCCATACGTTCTCCGTACAGGTCATATTCATCAAAATCATGGTTCAGACAATAACTATCCATGTCAACTGCAAGATAATCAAAAATATTCATATCATAACATTAAAATAGTGAGTGTCCTAAAGCTGCTGATGTATTGAATTACCTGCTTACATTGATAACCAAAATATATGTTCCATTTAGACGAGAGAACACTGATTATTCCTCACTATTATATTAATGATGCAAATATAATTAATTATTCGCAAACGTTGACTAAATCAACCATATTTAACACCTTATAAAGCAATCCTTACAGGACTACCTTTATACCCATGCTCCAGCATATATCGTAATGCCATGCAAAATGCTGCATGTGGTGTTAATGCCCATATTGACAAAGGACAATTTTCATTCTTTCTTGAAGAATTAAAGAAATAAAACTTTTTCATGTTGTGTGATTTCAAATTGTTAATGATTCAGCTAATTAAAAACGGTTGAGGAAATGTAAATGTTTTAGTAAGTTCTAACGCTGAAACTCTTTCTTCAAGTTTAATCAAACGAGAACTAATAGACTTATACATCTCTTCATAAGTTTGCGGCAAATGGGATTTATCTATTGTTGTAGAGCATAAAGATTCTAATGTTTCTTTAATAGATACTACACATACTCTTTCATAGTCTGATAAATCATTTACCTTAGACTTTGTTTGTACTGATAGACGTATTATATCGTCTAGAGTTTGAATTAAATCTGTTGTTTTCATTGCTATAAATTATATTTTAAGTTGTTAGTGATGTTAATATTTATCTGTTAAGATTAATGCGTATGATAATACACATATTGAGAACACTAATGCAACAACTGCTGTTGAATCAGTCATGCACAGTGTAGCAATAATGACAGCTGCATATAACAGCAGTATCAAAATTGCAATGACGTTACGTTTTATTGATGACTTCATAATCATAAGCATTTTAATGCTGTTAATTCAACATTCAGCATAGCACGCTTATTAATAGTGAACGTGCCATAATTAGTAATAGCCTTAACCCATGCAGGATGATTATCAAGATGATATATTTTGACATCTTGAGGGTCTGCAAAGTTCTTACCTAAATCACGATGTTGTAATATAGACGCGATATAAGATTGAACATAATGATGTATATGATTGTTGTATATCATGGGCTGAATATCATCATATTTCTTCTCTACGGGGGGTTCCCCACAAACTTTCTTATTCATTTTATTTCTCCTTTTCTTTATTTAATTTTTAATTAAAATGCCATTGGCGAACATTTGTTATAACCAAATCTATTTGTTTTTCACCTTTAAGATTGTGATAAACATAGTAATCGTCATCACCATTATAAGTTAAGTCCTCATGCAAACTCAATTTATAAAGGTCATTGATTTTGTCAATAAGTTTATCAATATCGTTACGATATAAAGAGCCAAGTATATGATAACTTGATGTATTTTTATCTTCTAGTATTGCTACTAACATAATTAGTCCTCCTAATGTTTAAAGTGTTAAGAATATTGTTGTAAATTGAAAAGATAGAATAGAATTAAATACAAAAACAAAACATGATGTAACACAATGTTATATTGAAAAACATATTGAAACAAAATGTATTATTGATTATATTTATTCTATTAAGAGAGAGTAAAGTTATATTAGCTGAAATAAATCAGCCAAAAGACTTACAGGAATAGTGCAGGTAGTCATAATCATAATAAAAATCATAATGATTTTCCTAACGTGTTTATAGAGACGTATGAGGAATAGAAAGTCATAAATTATAATGACTTATATAGTATGATTTATAATATGATGAAGACGAAGTGTTGAGTTAGATGATAGTTGTAAGGAAGAATGAGGAAAGAGAATGAAGAGTGAGGAGGGATAAGCTGAAAAGAAATGGAAGTGAGGAAGAATGAGGAGAGAAGATGATATAGCGACTGATAAGGGGGAACTAATGATTTTGATACTCCTAAACCTACACTTAAAGCCTCATCTAATCACTTTCCAGCTCTAGATGTCCATTTAAATTGTGAACAAATGTTACTGACAATATAGATTTTGATATAGACTTATCACTTAATAGAACTCTTCCTCATAATAGTTTTGACAGTCAAGGTGCATAATTGTTAATTGTCATTAACAAATAGCACGAAAGATTGTTAATTCCATTGTTTTCTCATTCAAAAAGTGTAACTTTGCGTTACGCTAGCGTAAGTAAGCGAGCTTACACGCAGCGTAGCAAAGTTACATATTTTGCATGTAGAAACGATAGGAAATTCTAATAATAATAATCTTCAATCTCATCTTCCCACCCCAGGTCGAGGTGCACCTCCTAATGCTCGATATGATGATTTAAGTCATATTTGAGCATTTTATTTTGACAATAATAATAGTAATAATAATAGTAATAAAGAAGAAAGTGAAATTATAAAACACTTATTTATTCTAGATTAATACTATCATCATTATTTATACTATTATGAGCAAATGCTCCCCGTTCAGGTTTCGCTAACTGTCAAAATCACGTGTAAAATGATTCAGCACAATGTTTCAATGGAACACTTATGTGTAACAGGTTGTAATATTTTGCAGAATCACAAAATCGCCGCTTGTCCGCAGCACACTGCCACGAACAAGCGGTTTATACTATCTACTATCCAAACAGGATATAGTTAGTGATTTGCGCAAGAATGACCTCATTAACGTTGTCAATACCAATAATGTGAGTAATAATGGTATCGTGGTCGTAATGTTTCTTGTTGCTCTGGTCTGAAGCGAAAGGACTAACGTAATCAGTACCCTCCTTGACCTTTTCTTGAAGAAGCTGAAGTTTAACACCTGCAAGAACTGCCTTAAATGCGTTAACGTGCTCAAGACAATGACCTGCCGCAAGTGAAAGCTTTGGATTCGTTTTCATCAAGCCTGCAACGCTGTACGTGCTTGTGAACAGTACATTCGTCTTTTGCAGCTTGCGAGTGCCGTCCTCCTGCCTCACCATTGCATCAAACTCCTTGTCAAGTGTAAGGGTCAGACGTGTGTAGTTGTCCTCCTCCTTAACATTGACGTTCAACACTTGAAAAGTATCAGCCAGCTTGGTTGCACCTTTCTTAATCATACTCTCGATAATTTCTGAATGTTTCATGTTTGTAATGAATTAAATGATTAATAAATAAATGAATAAGTAAATGGGCAACAAGTGAGTAAAGTAAACATCATACGTCATTACCTATCTTGATATGGCTGTCAACTCTATCAAGTATAGCATAATGCGTTACGTGCTACAGTACCACTATCACACCAAAATTCGTTTTGTTTTAATGAGCAAAATTCGTTTTGTTTTGATGAGTGGGAAGTGTGTAACAAACGGCAGCACCATGACACGTTGTGTCACAATGCTACCATTTGCCATTACCATGCTCAATAGATGCACTCACCCCTGATAATCTGTAGCACTGCAAGTGCAACAATTCCTGCTACCAGAATATAGCCAAAACCATTCTCAATGATGTGGCTAACCACTTTGTTTTTAATATTCTTCATAATTGTAATTTTTAATCCAAAATTCGTTTTGTTTTGATGAGAAATTCGCTTTGTTTTCAAGAGGAAAAGGAGTCTCTTTTGCTTGACATGGCGGGGGTGGTTTGACTTACTTATGAACTGGCGGGGGTTCAGCTACAATACCTCCCTCTCTTATTTATACATTAAAAATTTCAAATTTTCTCCTCTTCTTAACTTTCTTTCTCTTTTACCTCACTCTTCCTTTTCTCTTTTATCTTCCCTCTCTTACCTATACATCAAAATTTTCTATTATTCTTCTTCTCGTTATATTTCTTTAATATTTTATTTTCTTTCTTCCTTACTCTTTCTTCCTTACTCTTCTTTCCATTTCTTTTCTCATTTCAACTTCTTTATTTTTTACTCATTCTTCTTTATTCTTTTCTTTTGCATTTTATTTATATCTCATTTTATTTATTCCTTTCTTTTTCTTTCGTTCTTCCTCATTCATTTTCCTTATTTTCCTTTCACTACCATTTATACTTATACAAAAATAGCTCTAAGATTTTCTCTTAGAGCTATTATAATAATATTAATAATATCAATTTAATATCCCAATCCTGTAAAATTTGTTATATTCGTTATGTATATATCACTTTTTGCTGTTAAAACATAATGATTACTAGAAGCAGTTATAGTAAAAAGTATATTACCAGTACTATGATTTACCATATTAGCATTATCGACATAACCTTCACTTATTATAACATGTGTAACTTCACTAAGATTTGGATAAGTTTTAGTACAGTTTGCATCACAAATAAAATATATACCACTTTTAAAATTAAATGTACTGCCTTTTGTAAGAGTTCGGAAGCTGCAAGTTGGTGAGCAATAGTCGCTTATTGCCGTATCTGCGTTTTCAGCGGTTGTATCTATATAATCTTTCAGTTTATTAAGGCATACTGTAATGCCTGCTTTATCCACATATTCTGCCATAATTAAATAATTTAATTATGCAAATATAGCATTATTTATTTTGTTACTTGTATTTTGACTGCAAAAAAAAAACAATTTTTCTATTGCTTACAAAAACAAACAACGGCACTAGTTTCTCAACTAATGCCGTCATTCAATCAATCGCTATTGATTAAATCTTCAAAAATCGTTGTACTTTTACGTTTTAGAATCTAAGTTCGCTTTCTATCAAGTGAACATCAGACGAGAAAAATAACCTTATAAAACCTCGAATTAATCAAATGAAATATGTTACAACTCACATTTAATAAAGTCATTTGCTACGTTATTTGCAGTACACTTTACTAATTATTTACTAACCATCTGCAAATATAATAAATAATGTACACGTACATTATTATATATAGGGGTTTAACAAATATTTATTCAAAATAGAATAAATATTAAATTTAACGTTTTTAATCATTATGATTATCACCTTGTGTAATATTAATATTATCTTTGCCAACAGGAGTTGTTTCTTTATTAAAAGCTCTCCTGCTAAAATAAAAAATTATATTTAACTATTAAAGTACATCAAAGTATGAAAGCATTTAAAATCAATGGAGAACCATTCAAAGTTAATGGTAAAGCAGGAAAAGTAGTTCTTAAACTTCCAACGGATGTTACTGAAATTACTGCTGATTATCTTCGGAGTTGTGTTGAGCATCTTCAGCCTGCACCAGAGTATTCTATTATTGCCCTTTGTTATCGTGAGAAGCTTGCAATAGTTCTTAACAGTGTCAAAGAGAATAAGAACATTACTTCTTCTGTAGTGCCTCTGTTTGTTTGTAGTGGTGAATCAGAGAGTGATTTTTGTAATGGTCTTACTTTGGGCAATCCTGTTATTATTGCTGGTTCTGATTTAGCATTGGGTTATCAGATTAATTCTCCCATTAATGTTTTGTCAATAGCTAGTGTTGTTAATCTGTGCAAGGATGACAAGGATATTTATATGGAGGCTTTAAAGGATGATAACTATTATTATTTTGTTGAGTTTAAGCTAATACCTAACTGCAATATACACGCAGAAGTAGTTTCTACCGTTCAAAATAATTATGACTCTCCTTTTATTTCTGTTGAAACAGAAGAGGAAGCTGATACTAATAACTAACAATTCATATTCTTTCTACGGGGGGTTAGACACAAACCCTCCGTATTTCTTTTAATATTAATTCTATGGCAAAAGATGAATATAAATATCCGGGTACTGAAAGACCTATTACTGTTGTAAGAAAAGAGGATATATTAAAAACAATTGACGATAATATTATCGACAAAGAACTTGCTGTAGAAATTGTTGAACAGCTTGAAACTGATGCAGCTAAGGTGCTTGTTCATAATAAGTGGGTAGGTATTCCTTATTGCTGTACATTACGTTATAGCGATGTTAAAGCTCCTTTTTATTTTAGACCTGGTTATGCTGAAATGATTAAAGAAGCAAGACGCACTTTAACTAAGAAAGAATATATTGTTTTTAGAAAACAAACTACTGATTACGAAGCTAGACGTAGAGAGCATGAAAGATATTTAAGATATATCATTGCAGTTAATGCCAGAAAACATGTTGACGCTTATCATACTTGGTGTCTTAGACGTGGTGTTAGTATAGCTAATATTCACATGGCAGGTTATAGTAGTACTTTTAGGCAAGTAGATACTTATTAAATAAGAATTATATGAGCAGAAAATTATTAATAGATGATATGCTTAATCTTGATAATACAGGTATGCCTCAAGCACCAACTGTTAGACAACTTGTAGATAAAGATTTACGCCAGCTTTGGGCAAGAGATACTTCACCAGATAAAACTAAGTATATTGCAGAATGTATTATAATATATTATCTTGGTGATCCAAAATCACCTGCAAGACAAGCAGGACTAAGTGAGCCGGAGTGTCTTAAACTTGCTAATGAACAGGCGGGGTTAGCTGCTACTTACCTGCCTGACACACTTGTACTTCGACTTATTAAAAAATATTATGAGCAAAATATAACTGAAGCAGGTAAAGTTGTTGAGAATATCATGCAAGGTATTCACAACATTAATCTTGCTGTTAGTGCAATAAATAATCTTATTAATGAGAAGCTTAATTCACAAATGACTTTAGAGGAAATTCCAACAATTATGCAACTCATTAACGATGTTAATAAAAAAGCAACAGACCTGCCAGCTATTATGAAAAAGCTAACAGAAGCTAAGGAGAACTTACTTTATGAGCGTGAAACAGAGATAGCACGTGGTGGTCAAGCAGTAACTAGTTCTATGAACGCTGAAGATGTAGGAATATAATATGGACGAGAGATATAACAGTAATTTTCTTTATTTTGAAGAAGACGGTCATAAATATTATGATTCACTTGGTAATCAATATACAAGTGTAACTACTCTTATACATGATAAATATGTTCCTAAGTTTGATAAAGCATATTGGCTTCATAAGAAAGCTAGGGAATTAAATACAACAGAAAAAGCTCTTGCTAAACAATGGCAGGATATTACAGATGAAGCATGTACTAGAGGTACAGCTACTCATAATGGTATAGAGGACGCCATTAAATCAACAAGTATGTTTGAAGATGCAATCAAATATCTTATTGATGTGAAAACAGGAAGAAAGATTACTGTAGCTGATATTCCAAATCTTATTCCTAAACCTCTTAATATAGGTGAATTTAAAGAAGCTACAAATTATAAATATGCGGAAATTTATAGAGTATTTGACTATTATACATCCAAAGGTTACACAATTTATTCTGAAATTGGTGCTTATCTTATGGACTATTGTATTAGTGGAACTATTGATATATTATGCTATAAACCTGAAAATTTTGTTATTCTAGATTGGAAAACTAATAGACAAGGTTTACAATTTACAAGTGGTTATTATAAAAAAGATAAACATACAAATCCTAATCAGCTTACTAATGAATGGGTAGATAAGACTGAATCAATGCTACCTCCATTAACTCATCTCCCTAATTGTAATGGTATGCACTATTCAATGCAATTAAGCATGTATGCGTTAATGGTTGAGCTTATTCTTGGAATACCTTGTATTGGCTTAGGATTATGTCATATTGGCAGTCCTTTTATTAAGAACGCTTGGGGTCAACCACAAAGGTTTAATAATGCACCTATTTATCGTATAGATCCAAATGGTGAAGAAACTGTAAAATGGTTTAGAATTAATTATCTTAGACAAGAAGCTTGTGCAGTACTTGAAGATAGGAGACTTGAACTACAAGCTGCAAATGTTAATAAAGAATTAAATTTATTTTAAATGAAGACGAATATTATACCTATTTGTAATGGTATTAATCTTAAAGAAATATTGAAGAATAAAGGCTATGCCTATTTTGAAAAAGGAAATTATAATCTTAATATTGTTGGTGTACGGCGTAATGGCAACGTTTGTACAAACGATTTTAACGATGCTCTAATATTAGAGTACAAAGATAAAGATGATAGACTTGTAAGAAAAGTATTTCCAATTACTACTACTCCAGGTCTTAAATCTCTTAAACAAATTCAAAATTATAAAGGATGTGCTATACTTGTTCCTGGTCAATATAGAAGTGCTTATAAAATAGGACTTCATAAGGGTAAGTATAAAGCTCTTTGCCAAGCTAAGCCATTACCTGTTTATAGGGATAATAATAAAGATGACAAATATGATTTTAATCCTAGTACTATTGATACTGGCATATTTGGAATTAATATTCATAAAGCTGGCACTTCGTCTATAATAGTTGACGGTTGGAGCGCAGGTTGCCAAGTCTTTGCCAAACGAGATGATTTTAATACATTCATGACAGCTTGTAATAAGCAGATAGAGTGTGGCAATGGCAGTACATTTACTTACACACTTCTTACGGAGGATGATATAATATGAAAGAATTTAATAATATACTAGTAATAGTGTTTGGTTTTGCATTAGTGCTATTAATAGCTATTACTATCTCGCATTGTTGTTCTAGCACCCCCGTAGAAGAGAATGTGATAGACATAAACACTGAAGAAATACAAACTATTCAAAAACGAAATGATAGTTTAGTAATTGATATAAAAAAACTAGATAGTGTAAAAGATGCAGAAATTATACAAATTCAAAGCATTGATAACGATAGCGTTGTTAGTTTGTTCTATAAACTTATCAGCGAGTAATGCACATATTCTCTCTACGGGGGGTATAACACGAGATAGTGTAACTGTTTCTGTTTCTGATTTACGTAAAGCAGTTATTAAGATGACTGAACTTAAATATCTTAAACAAATAGATGCAAAAAAGGATAGTATTATTGCAAATGATAGTATTCAAATAGAGCATTATAAAACTGTTGCAAAAGAATATAAAACGCAAAGAAATATATTAAGTATTGTTGGTGGTGGATTGTTAGCCACTTTGATAATATTGTTATTTAAATGATATGATATGATAGAAGTAAGTTTTGAAAGATTTATTAATGAATATTCTTTTCTTAATTATATAAATGAGGATAAGACTAAATACACTCATGCAAAAGATGCAGGGTGGAATGACCCTTATGATAATTTTTTAGTTGGTGAAAGTGGGGGTTTGCTATTTAATATTCAGATTGGGGATAAGTTTGTTAATACTCATCTTTTTACTGAAATGGCAGATTTTTATAGAGCCAATAAAAAATATACTAATTATAAGGAAGATAGTATTCCTTATAGACAATTAAGAAAAAGAGAAGAATATCGTAGAAGACATGGCTTTAGTGCGCCTTGTCTTTTGCGTAATGGTAAACTTCAAGATGTACATATTAGCGGTGCCATGTATAATTATCTTAATTATACATTAATGGAGAAAGTAGATGAAAGTACCATTAATACTACAGGAGGTATAGCAACTGCTAAGAAATTTTATGATTTTCCTAATTTTATAGATGCACAGTTTTGGACGTTTGCTGTTATGGAATTTGCGGTTCTTAATGGTAAAAATCTTATCATAGATAAAACACGTCGTGGAGGATTTTCTTATATCATGGCTAGTGATAGTGCCAATGATGTTAACTTAAATCCTCATAAAACTGATATACATGTAGCTATCGATAAGAAGTATCTTACAAAGAAAGGTGGACTTACAGATTTTGCTATTGCAAATTTGCTATTTTATGAAACTAAAACTTTCTTTAAACGAGGTATTCTAACAAGTGATAAAGAAAATTTTGTACTAGGTTATAAACTTCCTAATGGAACAGTTGCTCCAACTGCATGGAACAGCGCGTTATTTTCTGTGTCTGCTCAAAATAACCCCGATTGTGCTATTGGTAAGGACGCATTAAAAGTTAAAGTAGAGGAGGTTTCCACTATGGATAATTATGATGCGTTTATGAATGCAACAGTTCCTGCAATGACTAGTGGTGCTTATGTTACTGGTAATTTATTTGCTTGGGGAACTGCTACCTCTGGTGATATGCAAACATTTGCTAGTAATTTCTATAATCCTAAATCATTTAATTGTCTTGCTTTTGAAAATGTTTGGGATAAAGATTGCAGACATGAAGTTTGTGGTTTTTTCAAACCTTATGCTTGGGGACTTCAAGGTAAGCTTGGGGATGCTTGGGCAATGGATAAAGATGGCAATTCTGACTTAAATGTTGGTTTGCATCTTGCTTTTAAGCAACGACAATATCAAAAAGAAAATGCTAAGTCATTTGCAGATTATATTAATTATCTTGGGCAATATGCTTTGCAGCCAGCTGAAAGTTTTAGTTCTGCTATTGAAAATATTTTTAGTAGTGAAGAGCTAATGATTTGGGAAGAGATACTTCGCAATGATTCAGCATATAATTTCTATGTTGACGGTATGCTGTTTGAAAAAGGAGGTAATGTAGAGTTTAGAACAAATGCTCGTATAGCAGCAGAGGGAGGAAGATATAATATAGATTATTTTGATTATATTACAGGTGTTCCAAGAAAGGAACATGAACATCCACACGGTTGTATTCGCAAATGGTTTAGTCCGTTAAAAATAATATATAGGGATGTGCATGGTAATCAAATAAATGGTACTCCTCCTGGCTTATATTCTATTAGTTATGACCCTGTTGGTATAAATAAAGATACAAAAGGTATTACTCTTAAACATTCACATAATAGCATTAAAGTTTGGATGAATCCAACTAAATATAATAACTTTAAAACAGCGTGTGTTGCAAGTTATTATGGTCGTCCAGAAACACTTGAAGAAGCAGATAGAATATTATTGCTTTTAGCAAAGTATTATAATTGTATTGGTACTACAGGAGTTGAGGTTAACCGTGGTGAAACTATTAGTAACTTTACTAAATGGAAAGCATTGAAATACTTAATGAAAGACCCTGTTGAAATATGGGATAATAGTATTAAAGGTAAAGTTGTTGGTAGCTATGGTGTCAATATGGGTACTGAAGCTAAGAAACTTGAAGGATTGCGTATTCTTAAAGAAATGCTTTATTCTGAAGTTGGTAGAGATGAACTTGATAGACCTATAAGATTATTTCGCACAATATACGATTACCAAAGTATTGTAGAATTAAAGATGTGGAATAATATTGGTAACTATGATAGAGTATCAGAAATGATAATTAGAGGGTTACAATGGAGAAGTCAAAACGTTGAAGCAGCTAAAGAATTAGAGCATAGAAAAAAGATTAAAGAAGAAGATTATGACGATAATAGTATAATGAAAAGAGATTGGTTTTAAAATAATATAATTATGAATGGATTTCCCACATGGCAAGCTAATTTTCCTAAGCAAAGAGTTAGTGGTGCTGAAAAACAAAAAGCTGAATGGTATGCTAATTGCATAGATTATATAATAAGTGTTGGTATAGGTTATAATGATAGACAAGATACAGAATTGCAGCTTAATTGTCTTCATGGTAATATGCCAGATAAGTTTTATAAGAAAACATTAAATCCTTATAATTCTAGTAAAGAAAAATATACACGTTTTCCTGCAACGCTTCGTAATTATGATATTATGAATGATGTTGTAAGAAGATATGTATCAGAGTATTTTAAAGGTGTTCATGAGTTTATAGTTGGAGCTAGTAATCCTGATATAGTAATAAATAAAAATGCTAAGCTTAAAGAAAGCATTATGCAAGCTGCTGAGCAAGCATTTCAACAGGAGTTCCAAAAAAGATATGAACAAATGATTAATGAAGCTGCTCAACAAGGTCAGCCAGCAGAATCTGTAGATCCCTCTCAAGCAATGCCTGATGCAAAGGAATTTATGGATAATTTTAATCGTAATTATATTGATACTGAAAGCAAACAAGGTCAAGATGTGCTTGGATACATTCGAGCAATGACTGATGACAATCTTGTTTATTTATCAGCATATTTTAATTATGTGGCTCTTGGTGAGTGCTATACATATACGGATGTTCGTGGTGATAAAATAGTTAAAGAATCAATACCTGTTACTGAAGCATATCCTATTCCTAATTCAAACTACTTTGTTGAAGACCATGATATGTTTGCAAGAAAGATGATGATGAGTTATCAGCAAATACTTGATTTCTTTGATGATAATCTTACTGATGAAGATAGGAATTTTCTTGAAACATATTATGGGCAGGAAAACAGTAATGCCACACGACAGCTTCTTTATAGTAAATATTTTGAAACTTATGCAGATGTATGTTCAAAGTTTACTAACGAAGAAAGAAACTTCTTTAAAAACTCTCCTATATCCATGTATGAAGATAATAACATGCTATATGAAGTTTGGCATGTTGTTTGGAGAGGAGAAGCAAGACGTGGTATTCTCACATATATAAACCAGCTTGGTATGCAAACAACAAGAGTAGTTGATGAAAATTATGTTGTTAATCCAGAGCAAGGTGATATATCTATTGAATGGGCTTATGAGCCTCAAGTATATGAGGGTTATCGTATAGGTACACGTTATACTGCTGTTTATCCTGTAAAGGCACGTCCAGTTCCATTTAATCGTAATGGTAAATTGCCTTATAATGGTATTATGGAAGTACTGCCTTTTATGGGTAAATTTAGTATAGTAAAGATAATATTGCCATATCAGATATTAAGAAACATCATATACTTTCACAGAGAAATGGTAATAGCAAAGAACAAAATGCTAATATTGTTACTACCTGAAAGTCTTGTTGCTTCTGATACAGAAGATAAAATCTATAAAATGGCAGCTGATGGAGTATTATTTATTGATGACAGTGAAGATACTAACTCACTTAAAGCCCAACAAATAAGACTTCTTAATGCTAATATGGGTCAGTATATAACAGAACTTACAAATCTTATTGAAAGTATTAAAGTAGAAGCTCGTGAGCTTGTTGATATGAACGCTCAACGCTATGGACAAATAGCACAATCAGCAGGAGCTACTACAACCCAAAATGCGATTGCTCAATCAAGTATGGGTTCTGTTGTTATTAATCAAATGTTTGATGAGTTCCGTGTTCATGATTATAATCGTGATTTGGATTATGCTAAGCTAGCGTATGTTGACGGACTTGACACTTCTTATTGGGATGAACTTGCAAGAAAAAGATATATTTCTCTTGATGTTAATTCTTTTGTAAATTCTGATTATTCAACTACGGTTCGTAATGATACTAAAGAAGTTGATAAAGTTCAACAACTTCGTCAATGGGCGTTTAGTGCAGCACAGAATGGTGATTTGGATATGGCTCTTGCAGCAATTACAGGAGATAATGTTACTCAAATAAAAGCATCTGTAGAGAAGTTTAGTGAAATCAAACGCCAGCATGAGGAGCAAATGCAGCAAATGGAACAGATGCTGAAGCAAGAAGAAATACAAAATAAACTTCAAGAGATTGCAGCTAAGGGTGAGCAAGATAGACTTACGCAAGAATTGAAGTATCAATATGAGATGCAACTAAAAGGTATGGAATTGGATGCAGCAATTTCTTCTACGGGGGGCGAAGATCAAACTATCAAAGCTAATCTTGCTCAAATGAGTGAAGATAATAAACGTGCTATTGAACAATCAAAGCTGAATATAGAACGTCAAAAACTAATGGCAGATACTTATTCTAAAGCTGCTGATAGGCAAGTTAAAATGCACGAAATTGATACTAATCTTAAAATAGCTAAGACTAATAAGAATAGGTATGATAAATAAGTAGTACATTCCCAGACTACTTCTTGTCCTCAACATAGTAATGTAAGCTATGATTGAGGACATTTTATTTTATATTGCACTTTGGAAATCATTTGTACCGTGTTAAATTTTTAATGGCTGATTAGTTAATCGGACAATAAATTTGGTTTGTTTTAGCACCCCCGTAGAGAGGAATATAGGCTATATTTTGCGTATAGTGGTTTGTGCATAGTTTGCATGGCAAAATAATGCTTTTGATAGGGATTTAGATGATTTTCAAATTAACTGTAAATAATTATTGTTGATAAAGCTAGTAATAAAATTAATGTTAATGATAATAGTGAACCATTGCATGATATACATAATTATATTATATTTGCATCAAACTAACATATAGTAATAATTAAAACATTAATTTTATGGCTTTAGACATTGATTTTGGAGATGGTGTTAAAGATACTGATGTACAAAACAGTAACACCAATGAACCCAGTGGTGAGCAATTAGCTAATAAAGAAGCTGATGCAGCGTCTATTAATGGCGATAAGGGAAACCCTGATATAACAAATAAAAGTGGTGATACTACTGCTAACAATAATGGGGATAGCAATGCCAATAATAATGATGATAACAAGAAAAAAGAAGAGGAGCATAATAACGAAGATGCTAGCTCTCAACTAACAGCAGGAACTGAAATAGAATATGAGGGACAGACTTATAAAGTAGCAGAAAACGGTGACATTGTAGATAAGAATGGAACTGTTTTTAAAGCTGCTGCCCAAGTTAAGGAATGGCTTGAGACTGTTCAAAAGGAAGATGATGTTAAAGATGAGAAAGAAGACACTTTTGACATCAAGAAACTTCAAGATGAAATTGGAATAGAGGTTACAGGTGAGGACGGTAAGCCTGTTGAATTTGAAAATTCAATAGCTGGCGTTAAAGCGTATGTTGATTCTGTAATGGATATTAAATCGACTGAAATAGCAAATGCTACACTCAATCGTTTTATGGAAGCTAATCCAATTATTCCTCAATTTATAGATTATTGCAAGGTTAATGGTAGTCCAGTAGGTTTTGGACAAATTCCTGATAGAAGCAATATAGAGCTTAATAAGGATAATGAAGCACAACTTGAAGCTGTTATACGTATAGCTGCTAAAGAGTTTGGTAATGCTTCTTTGAATGATAATTATATTAAGTACTTGAAAGATAGCGGTGGTTTGTTTGATGAAGCACAAGTTCAACTTAAAAACCTTGTGGCTAAAGACAAACAGTATATGGAGAATATGCAAAAAGAAGCTGCTGCACAAAGAGAACAAGAGCAACAAGCTATTACCAAGTATTGGGAGAATGTAAATAAGATTATTGATAGTAGAACTATTGCAGGATTTAAAATTCCAGAGAGTTTTACTAAAGAACAAAATGGTAAAAAACTTATTTATACTCCTAATGACTTTTTTGATTATCTTTCAAGGAAAAATATAGCAGATGAAAATGGAAATAAAATTACTGCATACGAAAGAGATTTGAATAATATGTCAGAAGAAGAACTTACGCAAAGAGACCTTCTTGCTGCATGGCTAATGTTTACAGGTGGAACTTATAAAGATTTGGCTAATATGTCAATTCAAGAAAACAAGGTTAATCAATTACGTTTAAAGTCTAAGGAACAACGTATTGCAAAGCCTATTAAGTTCGTGTCTAAATCAGCGAAGAAAGCAGACATTAATGATATATTACTTTAAATCAAGGAATTATTAATCAATTAACTAATTGTTTTATGTACAAACTTAGAGAAATTTCACGTGGGCAATATGATGATAGAGGCTATTCTAATGAAGAGACTCTTGCTCATCTTATGCTTCAAAAACCTGCGGAAATTAATAACATTCTTACCTATACTTATGGTATGGATGATGACAGGTTTCCGCTTACATTCTTGACAGAGGGTCAAGGTACTGCTGGAGTTGTTGATATTGACAAGGTTCAGTGGACTTGGAAAACTATGGGACGTATGAAGTTTAATGATTATGTTCTGTGGGTAGATGAGAGTAATAAGACACCTGGTAAAGGTGGTGCTATGTTTGATGTTGAGTTTGCTACTCATTGGCTTATTGAGCAGTATGGTTTGATAGCTCCAGACGGACATACGCAGGTACGTATTATGAAAGATCTTGGTGAGGGTACTCATGGCGGTTATGTTTATCGTCTTAAACTTACATCTCCTAATCCTAATCTTTATTGCGACCTTGATAATCTTAAAAAGGGTAAGTATTGGAGTATGACTGCTCCTACTGTATCACAGTCTTATTCTAAGGGTAATAGAAGTAATGTTATGGGTCCTGGAAAGATGACCTCACAGCTTGAACTTCATCGTTATTCTAAAGAGATTGGTGGTGACCTTGCTAATCAAGTTGTAACGTATCAGTTTAAGACTAAAGGTGGTGGTACAACCAATCTTTGGATTAATGAGGAAATGCGTCAATTTGATATTACTAAGCGTGTTATGGATGAGGAGCGTCTGTGGCTTGCTGAATATAACCGTACAGAGAATGGTGAGATAATTCTTCAGGATGTTGATAATGGTAAACCAATTCCTCATACTGCAGGTATGATGGAGATATGTCGTGAAAGCAATTACGATACTTATGGAGAAGTTCTTACTCTTAACAAGATTGAGCGTACTGTAGGTGATGTTCTTAATAAGGATACTGATACAGGTTCAATGGAGGTTGTTCTCATGGGTGGTAAAGGCTTTATGCAGGACTTTGATATGGCTATGCGTAACGATGCTCGTTCAGAGGGTTTTGCTACTCCGCTTGGCGATAAGATGATTGAGGATTTTGAGGGTGGTCTTTCTTATGGTAAGTATTTCCGTCGTTATAAGACTGTTGACGGTCATACCATTACTGTAAAAGCACTTCCTTTCCTTGACCACGGAACTATAGCAGAAAATGCTAAAGCTAATGGTATGATACATCCTCGTACAGGTTTGCCTATTACTTCACATCAAGCATTTTTGATTGATATGAGTACTTATGAGGGACAGCGTAATGTTCGTAAGGTTCGTCTAAAGGGTAAGATTTATAAGGTAGGTATTTATAAAGGACTTGCTGATATACCTGCTTCTTGGGGTGCTGTTCCGCAGCTTTCTATTTCTACTCGTGTTGATGCAAGTGCTTATGAGATTATGAACTCTTATGGTTTGCAGGTAAACAATGCAACCAAGATGTTCCAATTAAAGTGTGTACTCTAATAACTGTTTAAACTATGGATATAAAGATTAATTCTGCAACAGATAATACTAATGCTGCAAGTAATGCAGGAACTGTTGAAAAAGAAGAAATAAAGACTGATGAGCAAGCCACAGTCAAGGTAAATACGTTTGGCGATGATGACTTGGATAAAGAATATGTTGACAAGCGAGATATAGTTATATCACTTGTTCATAATTATTCTGCTTATCGTAAGGCTAATTTGAAAGCATTGGGACATAGAACAGAAACTATTGGTAGTTCTGTTACTTCTTGTCGTATTCTTTCTTCCCATAAAGGAGAAATTGAAGCATACTTTCCTGCAATAGTTGGTCTTGCATATAATAATCCAGAGTTTATTACAAGAGTTAAAGCATGGCTTAGTAATATTAGGTTTGTTGTTAGCAATGAAGATGCACATCTTAATGCTTCTTTTATTTATAACAAAAAGTCTGATTTTCTTAAAATAGCTAAGAAAGAAGCAGAGATAGAAAAGGCTTATGATGCAGTTGATAGGTCTGATACTTCTGAAATTAAGAAAGCTCTTAAAACACGTATTAATGCGCTGAATGATTTGGAGAGTTCTAAATATCAGTATGGAAGACCAGAAAATGCTGAAGAATATCTTATCTATCGTCATTGTCTTCTTTATCCCGAAGTTGCTAAAGATTCTGCACTGATTAATTCAGATGATACTTATCGTTTTTATATTAAAGATGAAGCTAAGGAGGCAAGTAAGCGTAAGCAGATTACTGAAGAGCGTCTTGTTGCTATGCGTAACTTTGTCAATATATCTACTGACGATAAGAAGTTTAATGCAGTATTTGTTGCAGTGGTTGTTTATAATAATGAAAACCTTGCATCAGCACTTCTCAAGCAAAGAGATGAAAAGACTGAAATTGTTATGAAGTTTGTTAATAACTCACCTGATAGATTCAATAAGATTATCAAGGATAGAAATCTTGCTGTTAAAGCATTTATTGAAACTTTGATTAGTCGTGGTGAACTTACTAGGTCATCTTATAATCAACAAATTTCTACAGCAGAGGGCACATTTATTGGTGCTAACATGAATGAAGCAATAGCTTATTTCAATAATCCCGAAAATAAAGATGTTCGTACTGCTTACGAAAATAAACTGAAACTATTTTAATAGATTGATAGTATGAATATACATGATATGCACGTTTGGTTTCGTCAGTATGCTCAGCAAATGGGTATGCAAAATGTTCGTGCAATTCTTCCCGAACAGATTGACATACTGATTAATACGAGCATTTCAGATACGGTCAATCAAATGATTAAAGAGAATGTTGGTGTTACTTCTGATAGAGTTATCACTGACAATTCTAAAGTAGGTCAGCTTAATACTCTTCGTAGTTTATATAAGACAAAGGACGTTGAATTTGATAAATTTACACCTTCAAAGAAGCATACTTATACTCCTAGTTGGGAAGCTACAGCTTACTCACTAGGACTTGCTTCTGAAAGTAATATTCCTAATTATCTATTTCTAGTAGATTTTAGTCTTAATTATAAAAGAGGTGATAATTTTTATACAAACTTCTTTCCTGTTCGTCTTATTGATGATATTTATCTTGCAGATGTACTTAATGACTTTGTTCTTTCGCCACGGTTTAGGTCTCCCATTCTGACAATATATGGTAATAAAGAAACAAATGCTGATGCTTCAACCTTTTTAATCCATATCGATAAAGGTAATTATGTAGGTGATGATATAGAACTTTCAAATGGTTTGATACCAAATATATTCAGAGTTGCTTATCTTAGCAAACCTGCTAAAGTATCTTATAATGAGGATAATGGACTTGAGAATGTTGATTGTGATTTACCAGATTATATGCACGTTGACATAGTTAAACACGCTGTTGACTTATATCACATTGCATTACAAGGTAGTTTACATGCAGCACAAGCTGCACAGCAACAGCAACAGCAAGAAAATACGAGGAATAATTATTCTCCTGCTAACGATAGTAATAATAGTTAAACTAATTTTTAAACAATGAAACATTTACTTATAGTAAAGAGTGATGCTACCATTAATGGTGTAGAGCCTACAGACCTTTCTGAAATGAAAGCTGGTGACCTTTTGGTTTTTACGCCTGATGATAATAAGGTTGCTTCTTCTCTTCCCAAAAAGAATTTTGCCATAGCTCTTGGTCGTGGTAATAATTCTCCTGCATTGGTTATTCCGGAGGTAGATGTTCACACGCTTCAAGTACGTGTAACAGAGCCTAATGAGGATGATGCAGTTAAGTTCAAGGCAGAGGTTACTATACCAGAGCCTAAATACGGACGCGATTATACGCTTGTTCTTACTAAGAAAGGTGTTGTATTTAATGAGCGTTCTAATTGGACTGTAACCGAGTTCGTTCCTATTGGTGTTGATAAGACTGCTGAAGAGATTGCAAAGTCTCTTGCAAATCAGTTCCAAGCAATGGGTGATACTGGTGCTCTTCCAATTAAAGCAACTGCTGACGGTGCAAAGGTTACTGTTGAGGGTCTTATTCCTGGTGATGCTTGGACTTTGACTGCTGGTGATGCACTTTATGGTGAGGAAGTTACTATTACTGAAGCTGAGCACGCTTGTGTTGATGCGGCTTATATTCGCCATCTTGCTTCAATGTGTGCTGCTGATAAGGGTTATCAATATACTTATCGTGATGGTGATACTATTTATCCAGGTTATCCAGAGCCAGTTGAGGATAAGAAGTATGGTATGGTAACTCTTCGTTTTGCTACAGCAAAGCAGTTTAAGTATCAAGGTGATGAGCCTGTAACACAGGTTGTTCATATTGTTGCACCAGAGGATAATTTTGATGATGTTCTTGCGCTGTTTGATGACGGTAGTTCATCTGACGCAAGTGGTGCTTCTACAACTTCTGTTGACGGAGGCGATGATAAGGTTTGCATTGATTCTTCTACGGGGGAGTAGTTCGCAAGCAAGGTATTACTAATAGCATAATCGTTCTTAAATGAGCGATTATGCTTAAACATTATCAAATGAACGAATTTACAGCAGTAAATGATGTTATTAGTAATGCCATTAAAGATTCTTCTTATACAACCGTTCTGATTAGTAGTTGTGTTTTTATATTATACACACTTATTATTCGCGGTGTTGAACTTATTAAATCCAAGCATAGAAACAAGCCATTAATTGAAATGGCAAATGCTATTAAGGAAGTCAGTGAAAACGTAGTTAAACTAAATAATGTACTAGATAGAACTTTCAGAAATGCTGAAGCTAAAGAAGCACAAAATTGTAGAAATATAATTAATTTAGCGTTTGATAGTTTTGAATTTAATATTAATGATTACTGTATTGGAATAGTCATACATAATAATATTCATAATAGTGTCGAAACCATTAAATCTAATATTTCTAAATTTGTCAATACTGAATATTACAAATTATATTCGCTTCTGTCAGCATACGAATTTGACAACAAAAATCTGTCAAGCCGTTTAAAAGAAGAATGGATAACGGAGATTACTAATGAGTGTATAGGAATAATTTACAACGGACAAGATAGCGTAATCAGAGTTGGGCAGCTTCACGCAAAACTTCAAGTTATAATTAATAATTATTCCGTATATACAATGAATAAAATATTTAATCATTAATAAGATGTTCTTATGTATGATACAAACTTTTCTAACAAAGCTATAGATGACCTTGCTGATAAGTTACTAAATGTTGTTAATACAACAATGGTACTTACTCAACAAGGATATGTTGTTAATAAAGCTAAGAGAAATAAGGTAGAGTGGACTTCCATTCTTATTCATGCTCTTGAAAACTTAAATATATTAAGTGAAGAACAACAGGCTAGTGTAGAACGTCTTTATAATAATTTATTTAAGGTATGATTAAACTAATTCCTATTGAACCCGAATATGTTTATTTAACTATTCCTGCGGAGTATATTTGTGTTTATCATAAGATAATAGCTATGTTGGCTGATTATGGTGAAGAAATGCTTAAAGACTGTAAAGCAAACTGTACAGATAGGAATAGTAATATAATTGAGTGCTTCAATATGTTTAATAGTGCCGTTGCTGCTAGAAAACTTGGTAAAGATAAGTTAGCAGAAACTATTATTAAATATATAAAAGCAAAGATTAATCAAATATATAAAGGTAAAGATAACTCTACAAGTTTTGTGTTTCCTGTTGATGAGAATGGCTATATTAAGGCTTTTGTTAGTTGCGGTGAGCATCCTCTGTTTGAGATTAATTCTGATGATATGAACCTTTATAAACACCATTATCTTAATTCTGAACATAACGATAGATATGAATTAGGTGAAGAAGATAAAGGTGGTGGTAGCAAATGTGATATTGACCCAGAGTTACTTGAACTTACTTTCTTTGCAAGATTTGAAGTTGTTGATGACCATGTACTTCCTTGTGGCGATTTGACAGTTAAATATAATGGAACTGAAATTGATTATAAAGAAGCAACAATAGAACTTTATTTTGACGGTCATCCAGTTAAACAATATGAGGATGTTGGAGAAGTTTCAAGAGGTTTGCATGAATTTGTAGTAGTTGTCATATATAAACATGTAACCAAAGTATTAACAAAATCAATTAAGTATGAAACTACAGATTGAAAATCTTGGTAAAGTTTCTCCTACTGTGGAGGGTTATTGGGATAAACGTAATTCCTATAACAGACTTTGTGTTGTTACATACAAGTTTGACCCTATACATTTTAGGACTTATATATCAAGAAAGCCTGTGCCTGCTGGCATAGATATTACTGATGATAGATATTGGCTTCCTACTGCTTGTTTTATAGACGGTAAACTTGAAGCTAAGCCTATACCGAGGATTATGCTTGATGAGATTCTTTTAGGCAAGCGTCATTGCGTAAGTAAAGCATGGTACGAAGGTAGAGAATTTAAGGATTGTCCTGTACATGAAGAACATCCTTGTCTTACTCCTGGTGTACCAGACCCAATACCTTGTTATGAACATCATCATCATCCTCATTGCTGTGATGAACCAGGACTTATAGATCTTGGTGATTTATGGCGTATAATGAGTGACCCAATTAAAGAGTTAGAAGATAAGAAAGATGACACTACGGATGATACTACTACAGACACTGACACTGGCAGTGATTCTGATAGCAACACTGATGATGAAAAACAGGAATTAACTGATGAGCAAATTAAATATTTGTTAGATTTTTATAGGCATCATCATGATATTCATTCTCATCATCATCACCACCATGATTGCGAGTGTGATTTTCCTATTAGAAAAGAGATTGTTGAACAAATAATAAGTAAGGAATAATGGAGTATTTAAACTATGATGGTGTTATATACTTTTGGAGTAAAATTAAAAAGTATATAGCAGAATGTATTGCAAACTTGAAGAAAACTATTGATAATTATACTATCAACGGATATAAGATTAGTGAGAATCCTGTTCTTACTAAAGCTGATGTTGGTTTGGGCAATGTTGATAATGTTTCTTCAAAAGACGCACCTATAAGTGATAAAGTACAAGCTGCTCTTGATAAGAAAGTTGACAAGACCACTACAATTAATGGTCATGCACTTGACGGCAACGTAACTATTACAAAGGGTGATGTTGGTCTTGGTAACGTAGATAATACATCGGACCTTGACAAGCCTATATCAACTGCTACACAAGCAGCTCTTGATAAAAAGGTTGATAAGAGTTCTGTTGGGCAAGCTAACGGAGTTGCAAGTCTTGACGGGTCAGGTAAAGTTCCTTCTTCTCAACTTCCTTCTTATGTTGATGACGTGTTGGAATATGATACTCTTAATGATTTTCCTGCAACAGGAGAAACAGGTAAAATATATATAGCTAAAGACACCAACTATAGTTATCGCTGGAGTGGAAGTACTTATATTTATATTGCTAATCCCGACACTCCTATTACCAATGATCAAATAGATAAAATTTGTGTTTAAAGTTTAATACCATGGAATATTTAGATATTAATGGTCTTAATACTCTTTGGTCTAAAATCGTAGATAAGTTTGGTGACCAAAGTGATGAGGTAGATACCAAAATTAATAATCTTAGTAAAACAATAGCTAATACCTATGTTACTACTACAGATTTAACTACTAAACTCAATAGTTATCTTACTACATCTGCTGCATCAAGTACGTATCTTACTAAAACTGATGCAAGTAGTATATATCTTACTAAGAGTACTGCTAGTAGTACTTATGCTACTACAGCACAAGCTACCTATACAGCAGGTAATTATATAAGCATATCCAATAGAAAGATTAGTTGTACATATAGTTATACTCTTACTAAGAGCGCTATAATTGATGCACTTGGATATACTCCTGGTACAAGCAGTTCTGAACCTATTACATATAGTGCTGGCACAGGTATAAGCATTAGTGGTACCACTATAAGCGTTGATACGAGTACTATTGCCACTAAATCTTATGTTGATTCAGCTGTTGCAAGTGCAAGTAGTGGTGGAACGGTTGACCTTAGTGGATATGCAAAACTTACAGATTTAGCGGCTTATGCAAAAACTAGTGATTTGTCAAGTTATGCAAAAACTAGTGATTTATCAGATTATGTTGAAATATCTAATGTAACTACTAGTGGCAGTGGCAACGCAATAACTGGTGTTAGTATTGATAGTTCAACAGGTAAGATAGTATTTACTTATGGTACAATAAGCGGAGGTAGTAGTAGTGGTACAACTTCTGTAAGTGTTACTAACAAAAACGCAACACTTTCATTTGGGTCTAGTCATACTATTGCAACTGTTGCTGGAACAGATATTACTGTAGTAATGCCGTCTGCTCCAAGTAGTGGTAATAGCGGTTCAATCGTAAGTGTTGCAACAGAATATAATAGCGGAGATTCTATTGCTATCATTACGGTTGACGGTACAGCACATACGATTTATACTCCAATTTATGCTACAAAATCTTATGTAGATAATAAAGTAAGTGAGATTACTAGTGCAGCTGGCGGTGACGGTAATACTACTTATGAGTTGTCTATAAGCGGGCAAGTAGTTACGTTGACGGGTAGTGATAGCTCAACTTCTAAAGTTACTATTCCAACCCCAACAAGTGTAAGCTACGCAACTAAAGCTGGTAGTGCAGATAGTGCAACCAGTGCTACTAGTGCCACTACTGCTACTACCGCAAGTAAGCTTAGTACAAGTGCTGGTTCTGCTACACAGCCTGTATATTTTGCAAACGGAGTTCCTGTAGCTTGTACTTATACTCTTGGTGCAAGTGTTCCTGCTAATGCAAAGTTTACTGATACCACATATTCGGCAGCTACTACTTCAACAGCTGGTTTGATGAGCGCAAGTGATAAGGCTAAGTTGGATAAGATTGACGTAAATAATCTAGGTGGTTCTACTGTAACTGTTAATCCTATCTTGACTAGCGGAACAAAGATAGCAACAATTAAAGTAGATAATAATAGTTATACTTTGTACTGTGAAAAAGATACCGATACAGGTACTACCGATAGTGCAATTTCTACTTCAGATATAGAGAGTTTGTGTACAAGTATATTAGGTTAAACAATCAAACTAGGTGGAGTTAATTCTCCTCCTAGTTTTAAACTTTATGATTATGACAGAATTTGTAGATTATGATGATTTGAAGATAATCATCGAGAAAATAAAGGCGTATGCTGATAAAAAGTTAAGTTCAAACTAATATATATATATATATATTATGGTCAAGTTATTAGATATATGTGGTCTTAAAGTCTTTTGGGAAGAACTAAAAGTTCTACTTAGTAAGAAGCAAGATAAACTTGTTTCTGGTGAGAATATTAAGACCATTAATGGAGAATCTATTTTAGGTAGTGGAGATATTGCTATCGAAACAGATTTATCTGATGTGCAAGTAAACTTTACCGCACAAGAAAGTGATGAGCTAAGTACTTTTGCAAAAACTGATAAAAAGTCTATTGACCTTAATATTGGAGTTCCAAAATTTAAACTTAGTGATATTGAGGTTGAAGCAACAGCTGTTAGTGCTGAACAAGCAGCAGCTTATGTTGATGTAGAAGATAATAAACTTAGTTTTGAATTTGCAATTCCTGCTGGAAAAGACGGTGTGCAATTTGGCGATGTATCAGCTGTTGCTACTGCTCATGAAGCAAGTACAGCCGAAGCGCATGTAACAATGAACGATGATACGCTGAATTTTTCATTTGGTATTCCAGCAGGCGCAAAAGGAACAAAGGGTGATAAAGGTGATAAAGGCGATAAAGGAAACAAAGGAGACAAAGGAGACAAAGGTGATAAGGGTGATAAAGGAGATAAAGGCGACCCGGGAACTGCTGCTGGCAGTGTAGATGTCATTGTGTCTAAGTTTATTTATAAGAATGTCTCAAGTGTTATTGATGACACAATCACTTCTCCTACGGGGGGTACTTACAATACTAGTACCGCTACTCTTACTCCTCCAAGTGGCTGGGATTTAACTCATATTGAGGGTAAGATTACTTATATGAGTAGTGCTGATTGGAATATTACAACAGGTAAGCAAAATACTGCTTGGTCAACTCCTGTAAGAATTACTGCTGTTGATGGCTCATCAAGTGGTGGTGAGGGTAGTGCAGGAACTGACGGAAAAGGCTATGAGTTTATTTATAAACTTGTTAACAGTTATGATACTGTTGTAAGTACTCCAACAGAAAATGAAGACACTGATGATTTTGTTCCTACAGGTTGGACTGATAGAGCGCAAGGGATTACAGAAAGCTCCCCCGTAGAGTGGATATGCCAAAGAGTAAAGACAGACGGAACTTGGGGGAGTTGGTCAACTCCAGCAAGGTGGAGCGTTTATGGAAAACAAGGTACTGACGGTGATAGTATTGAGTATATATTTACTCGTACTACAAGCAACGATGCACCAAATATTCCAACAAGTGTAAACAAGGATGATTATGTTCCTACTGGTTGGACTGATAATCCACAGGGTGTTGATGAAACTAATTGCTATGAATGGGTTTGTCTTAGAAAACAAACAGACGGTGTTTGGGGTAATTTTAAAGGTAATGCTGATACAGGAAAAGCTGCTCTTTGGACTCGTTATGCTTATGACGGAAAGAATACAGGTGGTGATGCAGCAGCTTACGTCAATATTACTGCTTTCTGTAACAGTGATACTAAACCTGCAACTCCTACAGGAGGAAGCTTTAATTGGACTACACTAACTGTTACTTATCCTACAGGTTGGTATGAAGTTGTTGATGATTATAGCAAGGGTGTATGGATGAGTACTGCTATTGCAAAAAGTGACGGAACAATAAGTGGTTGGACTTCTCCTCAAAGAATTGATGATGCTGATAGTGCTAATGAAGCAAGTACTTCTTCATTTACTCTTAACCAGAGTTCTCCAATAGCCGTTTTTGTAAAAACTGAAAGTGATGATACCATAAGTATTACTCCAACTAGTTTGAAAAACAAGATTACTGTTAGTCGTGCAACTGTTGACAGCAATGATGCAGTTACTGTAAGCAATGCTACTATAAAAAGCATTACAGTTGACACAGATTCATTGCCTACACAGTATATTGATGTAACGTCAACTAGCGACAGTATAACAGCTAAACCTTATAGTGGTCTTAGTCTTGGAAGTTATGAGATTCCTTTTACTGTTGAAGCCTATTATGCAGAAGATGCTAGTAATAATACCACTGTTACATTATATGGAACAATGAGTGCTGTGATGATTGCTGGAACTGCTACTAATAGTGGGGACAGTGGTTCTGAACAGCTTGTAATTGGTATTTCACCAACATCCCTTGTTCTTCCACTTGAAGCAGGTGCAACGGAGGGGGTTTATTCAGCTGATCTTGATGACGCACGTAGTTATATTGTTGCATATAAGGGAACAACACTGCTGAGTATAGCCAATAGTGATGTTGCAATAAGCAATGAAAGTAATTGTTCAACAAAGTTTGTAAATTCTTCTGGTGATAACTATTGTGGATATATTGAAATTACTAATGTTCCTACACAGGTTGTTACTGACGGTACTTATAATTCGAGTGGTGATAAGATAGACTTAACTATTCCAATGAATAGTGGCGGATATGATGTATCAGTCAATGTTGATAGTCATCTTTATTCAGCCCATGTAACGTTTACTACAGAATCAACGAATTATAGTAATAGTGTAATAGATAATGCTATAATATTTAGCAAATCTATGCAAAGTAGTATAAACACAGTTTCTGGTAATGTAGCAACGTTAACTTCTAATTATAGTAATATTACACAGCAAGCGAATAAAATACAAACACAGGTAAAAGAGTTGCAAACTTCTGTAGATACTAATACAGATAAAATTACAGAAGTATCAGAAAATTACAGTAGTATTAGTGAAAAAGCAAATGAAATCAGTACTAATGTAGCTAGCTTGCAGACTGAATATAATAATCTAACAGGTGAAGTAACTACTGTAAAAGGTAGCGTAAGTAAGCTAACCCAAACTGCAAATAGTTTTGAAACTCGTATAACTGCTACAGAAAAAGGTCTTACAACCGCGCAGAGTAGTATTACACAGTATGATAATAAAATTGCGGCTTGTGTTCAAAAAGGTACACAATATGGCAATGTAACACTCACTGAAAACGGTATTGCTATAAACACTGGTAGTGATAGTAGTATTAATTACAATGACAAATTTATTGTTGATAATGAAGGTAATGTTACTGCAAATAGTATAAGTACTACACTTAATGCAGGAAGTGAAACAGCTATATCAGAAGATAGTTTAGCGTATAAATTTAAAAATTCTGCTGGAGAAACTGTAGCAGGCTTTTTTACCACTGGTAGTGGCTGTCAGCTTGCAATGAAAAATCCTGATGACGGAGGCTGGTATATTGTAAATTTTCAGAAATGGACGGGATTAAATAAAACTATACCTTATAGTTTCACTTTATTCTCGTCCATATATACAATAAACTCGCTAAACTCAACGGTTACTCTAAATGCTTATGTAAATGCTATACTAATGAACCTTAAAACTACAGCAGCAGGTTATCTCTATATTTTTGCAGCGCATGATACAGGAGATAGTTCCTATACTTCTAAAATATGTACTAGACAAGATACCGTTAATGGAGATAATGGTTGCTATCCTACGTATTTAGCAAATGGTTTTTATAGTAAGCAACAGCCAACTATAACCACAGGTAATTATAATGATAATAATCTTAATGTTAGCGGTCAATATTATAGTAACATATCACTAGTATATTGTAAAGACGGTGTTGAGCAATATGAATTAAATGGTACTTTCTTTGTACCGTATGAAATAGATACAAGTTGCTATCTAGTATTTTGCAATGGTGCATCTTTTTATAAAGGAAATACCATTAAGGGTGATTATGACATATATTATGCTAATGGGGATATAGTAGCTAGTATTGAAAATGATAGACCTACATTTCAAGGTTTAATAGATAATCCAGAAACATGGTTTACAAAAGATACAGATTAAATGCCTAACAAAGTAATTAAGTTAGTAAAAAAAGGATTTGTTTCAAATAGAGATAGTCCTAAAAGAGAACCGATTAAATTTGTGAATAAGCCAAATGGCAGACCAAACCCTGTAGTTCAAAAGGCAGGAGTTACCAAAACAAGAAGAGTATTTAGATATGGAAGTTAGACAAAGTAAAATATTATATAAAATAGAATTGATACTATTAAAAATAATGCCTTTTATATTGGCAACTTCGTATGCAATTAATACGGTTCTATCTTATTTTAATATTGATTGTCAATTAATATCTATTCTTAGTGGTACAGGTATTATACCTTTGGTATTCTTATATGTTAGTTCTTATGTATTTAGATATTGTGAATATCACAGAATGTTTCTGCATTATGTTGTAATAAATAATATACTTACGTATTATGATTATTACATTGGTATTCCAATATCAAATTTAGAACTTTTGATAGTGAACGTTATATGCTATTTTGTATTAATGGTTGTAACGTTAATAATATATTTAAAATGTGATAAATGAAGTTTTTAGATGAGCATGGTTTAAATACCCTATGGGCAAAGATTAAAACTACTATTCAAGACTATACATTGAGTGATGAAAGCGAAAGTGCTACAATCTATAAAAACAATAGTTTAGAGTTTGACGGAACAAATGCAATAGAAGTACCGTTTAAGCCTTTTGCTACTGACGCACCAAACTTTGAGTGTACTATGCTTATGAGATTCGATCCTGATGCTAATGCCGACGGTGATTATTCTACCATATTTAGTGCGTATAATGAAGTAAGTGGTGCTTATGCAGGTATTAACATTCGCAGAGCTTATGCAGCTAATGAAAGTACAGGGCATTATGCTGTTGAGCTTAATTTTGATGAATCTACAAAGTATATTAGTATTGATTATAATGACGGTGAAGCTTATTATCCACTTATTGTAAAATGGACTAAAATAGGTGATGTATCTTATTTTAATTGTAGTACTGGTTACACGGGTCATGATACTCTTGTTTATAAGCATAGTATAAACTTTGATAATAATATTGTTCTTGGGGCTGCTTATGGCAGCGACGGTAGTACTTTGCAAAGATATGCCATAGGGCAAATAGACTATATTCGCATAAAGAAAATATAATATAATATATATATATATGGAATATTTAGATGAACAAGGTCTTGCAACTCTTTGGGCTAAAGTAAAAGAGTTTATTGACAATAATTATGCTACTAAAGACTATGTTGATGAGCAAATAAGCAAATATCATTCTAGTACAACTTAAAACATATATTCATGAAGTACTTAGATAAACATGGTGTAGAAACATTTTGGAGTAAGCTAAAAGGTTATGCAGCCGATATATGCGTAACTAAAGAGTATGTTGATGAACAAATTGATAAATATCATGGAACTAAATATCCTAAAATTAGAGGTGTTTATGTTTATGATATGGACGGCAATTATACTAAGCCAGCAGAATGGGACACAACGAATAATGACAATGTAGTTGGAATTGCAGTTGTTGACATTAGAGGACATAACGAAATTTCTTATACTCCTACTACGTATTTTGCTTTTATTGTAGCATTAACTGATTGCACAAAAAGAGCATGGGGAAGTAGAAAATTATTAATAGACGGTTGTACAACTATATATGATGATAGTACTGCTACAGGTAGTGTAACTGTGGCTAGACGATCGTATGATGTTGCCGGAGAAGCTAATACCGATGCAATCATTGCAGCGCAAGGAACTTCTGCTGACGGTTATGCGGCTTATGAATGTAAAAACTATGTGTTTCCAAATGGTAAGAATGGTTATTTGCCAACAATAACAGAGTTGTATAGTATGGATTGTTTTTCAACAGACCTTAACAGTGCTCTTACTCTTGTTGGAGGTACAGAGATTGCTTCAAATGAGGCTTATTGGTCATCAACACAATTTGATACAGCGTATGCTTGGCGACTAGAACCAAATGGTTCTACAGGTCAATATGCTGGTAATAAAGATTGGGTAAAATATGTTCGGGCTGTTTGTGCGGCAACTTAGTAGTCATAATTATGATAGATGAAATAATACAAAAAGTATTCAATAATTTTGATTTTACATTTATTTTAATAGTAAATGTATTAACATATATATTGATTAACATTGTAGATTATCTTAATGGGGCAAAAGTAGTTTCAACTTTTACGAAACGTGTGCTACTTGTATGCAGTATAGTAATTATAGCAGGATGTTACCTGTACATTGGTGATTATGAAAACAAGCTAGTTCTTCTTAATTCATCTATTGTATCACCTGTTTCATGGAGTTGGATTATTAAACCTATATGTAAGAAATATAATATAGATTATAAAAGTCTTGTAAAAAATGGAGAATAGTAGTTTAAGTTATTTTTTTAACAAGCTTAATTCAATTAATCTTAGTGATGCACAAAAATATCAGCTAAGCAAGTTGTTTGACGAAATTAGTAGTGAAATCACAACCAATGAAAATGACATTGCAACACTTGCTGAAACAAAGCAAGATAATCTTGTTGATAATGTCAACATTGCAACGATTAATGGAAAAAGTTTGTTAACAGGAGAAAACATTGATTTGGTAAATAAAGAGCTTTTCAATGTTGTATCATCAATTCCTGTGGATGAACCAGATACTAATAAGGTTTATCTTCTTAAAACCGCAGATAGTGAAAATAATCTCTATACAGAGTATCTTTATCGTGGTGATGGTTCTTCTAACACAATTAATGATTACGAGAAACTTGGTGATTTTAGGTCTGAAATAGACCTTGCAGATTATTACAATAAAGAACAAAGTGATACTATTTTTGAAACACAGTTATCAGCAGCAGCTGAACATTTGGTACTTCAAAATGGTATAGATACAAATACTGCTAAAATTAATGCAATTACCGCAATATCTTCTGCGGAAGTTATAACAATTTGTCAATAAATTAATAATAAACAATTTAAAAATAATATCATTATGGCTAAATATCTTAATGAAACTGGTCTTAAAACCCTTTGGAATTTAATTAAAACACAGGTATCTAATCTTAATAGCTCTCTTACGACAGCTCTCAGTAACGAGATTACTCGTGCTACAACAGCAGAGACTAAGAACTCTGATGCAATAGCAGCAGAGCAAACTCGTGCTACAGCAGCTGAAGCAACTAAAGTTGATAAGGTAGAGGGAAAAGCTCTTTCTGCTAATGATTTTACTGATGCTTACAAGGCTAAACTTGACGGAATTGAGGCTAATGCTAAGAATGTAACTAAGGTTTCTCAGCTTGAGAATGACAGTGAGTATCAGACAAAAACTGAAGTTACTACTGCTATTGAGAACGTGGTTGGTGCTGCCCCAGAGGCTCTTGATACATTGAAAGAGTTGGCTGATGCACTTGGTGATGATGCGAATTTTGCATCTACTATTACTAATAAGATTGCAGCAGTTCAGACCAATCTTGATAATGAAGTAACTCGTGCTAAAGCAGCAGAGTCAACAAATGCTACTGCAATTTCAACAGAGACTACTCGCGCACAGACGGCAGAGAATACTCTTACTTCTGATTTGTCTGACGAAGTTACACGCGCTAAAGCAGCAGAGCAGACTAATGCAGACGCAATAAGTACTGAAACAACTCGTGCTAAAGCTGCTGAAAGTGCTAATGCAACAAATATTGCAACTAATAAGACTAATATTGCTACCAATACTACTAATATTTCTAATTTGAATGCTAGTTTGACAGCAGAAATTGCTCGTGCTAAAGCGGCTGAAGCAGAGTTGCAGGCAAGTCTTGATGCAATGGTAGCTATAACAGATGATGAGATTAATACTATTTGTGTATAATGATACATGTAATTCGTAACATACTTGCTAAACTCGTTGATGATATAGATGCAGGCAATTCTACAATTAGTGAAGCTGACGGACAAATGATATTGTCTTGTCTTAATGAAATAACTTCAACAAGGCTAAGTAAAGAACAAGCATGTAGATATTTGCATGTAAGCAGAGCAACATTTGATAATTTAGTTCATGACGGTAAACTACCAAAAGGACGTAAAGATGTTGGTTTTAAAGAATTATCATGGAGCAAATCAGTATTAGACGAATATGTTACTAAACACAAGTAGTTGTATTTCAACTATTTAAATTAAACACTTAGGATTGTTCAAATTCTAAGTGTTTTTTTTTGCACTTTTGCTGACGTAACGTTACAAAGTAAGTATTAACTAAAGTATTAATTAAAAATTTAAATGTTATGCCAGAGAGTAATATCTTTATGATACCTGATAGTAGGTCTAATGGTAATTCTAATAGCAGTGTAGATCCTGCGCTGTTACTTGCCATGATGAATAATGGCGGTAATGGTTTTGGTGGTGGAGGTTTCCTTTGGGTAATCTTCTTGTTCTTCTTATATCCTCTTCTTAGAAATGGTGGTTTGTTTGGTAATATGGGTAATGGTAGCGGTAGTGGACTTGGTCCTCTTGGCAATCTTATTAACAATGATAATGGACGAGAGTTGTTAATGTCTGCTATTAATCGTAATGCTGATTCTATTTCAAGTCTTGCAACTATGCTTAATACTTCTACTGATAATATTCAGTTAGCTATTGCTAATTTGAATACTGCTGTTGCCAATGTTGGTGCAAAGACTGACCTTACAGCAGAACAAGTTAAAAATAGTATTCAGCAAGGTAATATGACACTTGCTAGTCAGCTTTCTACTTGCTGCTGTAATCTTCGTGAAAGTATTAGTAATCAGACTTATCAGCTTGCGGATAAGATTAACAATGTTGCAACTGGTCAAGAGCGTGGTTTCTCAAGTGTTGCTTATGCTACACAGCAGCAAACATGTGATATTAATCAGAATGTTAGCAATAATGCTCAAAGTCTTAAAGATAATGCAACTGCTAATACTCAGCAGATTATTGCTAAACTTGATAGCATGGAGCGTAGTTCACTTCAAGCTAAGATTGATGCGCTTCAAGAGGCTAAGTCAACACTTACTACACAGCTTAATCTTGAACACCAAAATGCTATTACGGCGCAACAGATTGCAGCAGCAGTTAACCCTGTGGCTCAAACTGTAGCTGAAATTAAAGCAGCTCAGCCTGCTACTATAACAACACCTTATCAGCCATTTGTTGCAGTACCTAATTGTGTTGCTGCACAATATGGTATATATGGTACAGGTGCTACAGGATTTTGGTATTAATGGAGGAGTAAATATGATTACAAATGAGTTCATCGGCAATAGAGGTGGTATTCCAATAGGAAATGCTACTCAATCAAGTGCTGGTAGTTCAACTACCGATGCAGCTTATACAATGCCCAATCATACTTTTAGATTTGTAGGACTTCGTGGATTGATTGTTGTTAATTTTAGTGCAGCTGTTACAACTGCAACAGGAATAAATATAACGGTTAATGATTCAAGTCTTGCGTTAACAAGTAATAATGATGAGGCAGTAACTGCACTTACAGCAGGTATTCATATTTTACTTTTTGATAAACCAAGTAATAAACTTCAATTAATAGTATAATTATGTTTTCAACAATTTGTCAAGGTAATTCTGTTTATATTCTTGATAAAACAGCTAAACCTGTAATTAAAATAGGAGAAGTAACAAGTGTTCAATCATCAAACATTTCTTCTACGGGGGGTTACACATTAACTCCTACAATTAATATTAAAGTTAAAACTAATGGAGCTGTATTTGATTATTGTAACATTCCCGGTGATGCAAGTAGTGTTACTTATAATAATGGTAAATTAGTTTTAAGTGAAACTAAACAAGGTCTTCAAAATGAAGTAGAAGCATTACTTCAAAATAGTAGAGATATTATTAATAATATAGACATGTATAAAGATAATATAACTGCTTGTGAAGCAATACTTAAAGACCTTAATCCACAATTTGCTAAAGATAAAGCTCGTGATGAAAAGATTGATAATCTAGAAAATAAACTTGACAAATTGCTGGAAATGTTTAATAAACAAAATAAAACAGTATGATAATTATGGTAGAACATAGAAGTAATACAAATAAAGTTACACAGTATGTTAATAAGATAAAAGACATGCTTTGCGACATAGAAGATTGTATGGAAGAAGAAACATATTCTCGCAGTAGAAATACGAGTGAATATGACAATTCAGACTATACCCCCCGTAGAAGGAATATATCACATAGATATGATTGGTAAAGATTCCCTTGATATATATGATGAACTTCCTGAAGATATGATTAATTATCTTCGTCATAATGGCAGACATTTCAATCACAAACTTTGTGATTATGCAGTTAATCTTATGACTGATAAAAATAATAATCGTATTAAAATATTAACAAAAGATGACGTTGACAAAAAACTTCATTTATATGGAGTAACTTTAGAAAATAATGTTTTATATGATTATGTTTATCTTGCTAATCAGTGCAAAGCAGATTTTCTAGGAAGTAGTATTCCCGATGATGCTCATCTATGTTATTATATTAGAGATGTTCTTGATGACGCAGACGGATATGACGGTTTACCGTTTAATCGTTGGTATGCAGATATGTGTAGAAAAGGTGAGCCTATAGATTGGTATAGTGTTCTTTAAGTTGTTTGTTTAAGGAGTATTGATAGCAATATTGATACTCCTTTATTTTGTACTGATAGTTTCAGTAGTTTAATTTTATTTTTGTAAGCGTTTGGTTTTCAGTCGATTAATCTATTATGACGGCTATTTTTCTGTAATTGTGTGCGCACACAGTGCCATATACTCAAGTATGCTGTTTTGTTGGTACAAATAAAAATGCTATATTTGTCTTTGCGATGAGTTTTTATTATAGGGATAACATTAATGTCAGTGATGATGTTAGTTTATCTCCACGCTCCACAGAAGTAATGTTAATGATTGAGTTTGAATTAGTTTTCGTATTTTTGAATTTTAGGGTTAATGATAGTAATTTGTTTTGATTTAAAGTTTTCTTCATAACGCTTCTGTGGAGCGTTTTCTTGAATAACAATTTAAACATAAATATATGGCTAGTATTGCGCAACTAGTAAGTGAGTTAAGTCATTCTCTGGGACAACCTAATAATAGAGCACTTAGAGAAAATCTTAAGCTCCTTATAATACATACAAGAAACGAGCTTATCAGACATAGCTATGAAAATCATGGTTATGTTGATAAAGGACTAACTCAAAGATATAAAGTTAGTCTTATTGATGTTCCTGACGGTGATCCAAATCTTGACGGATTAGATATTGATACGTCAGATATAGAAACCATTAAAAGAACACAACAAAAAGTTCCACGTCCTGTTCGTTTGACTAATAATCTGCCATTTGATAGAGTTTCTACAGTAGGTTATAAAACGAATCGAGAAATACCATTTATTAAAGAAGCAGCTGCACGGTTTACAAGTAGTTTGCCGGGTATGTGTGCTATGCCTAGATATGATTATATTAATGGGTTTATTTATATATTTCCTGCTGATAATTATCCTTTTGAGCAGGGAGCAATAGTTATTGAGTCTGCTTTTGAACATCCTAATGTTATTGAAGCAAATAATGGTGAAACCGATAAATGGGATATTGCAATGGATGAAAATGAATGGCTTCTCCCAGAGGATATGATAGGTCAGATTACAGAAATTATATATAAGCGTAATTTGGTACAAACTCATCGTGAAACAGATGAGATTCAAAATAATATTAAATTCAATTAAAGTATGATTGAAGAACTGCCTATAGGTATTAGTGATTATTATAAATGGTTTCATATTAGAGCCAAAATCACAATTAAAAGATACAAAGAGAAAATACAGGCACTAGAAAATAGAATAGAAGAACTTAAAGCTAAAGTAGAGAAAAGTACTGATTTTGTAAATACTCACTATCATTTTAACCCTTATGACTATGACGAGTATCAAGATAATAAATATACAGACGGTACATTCCTTAAAGCAGCTAAAGCTCTTTTTATGAATAAGAAAAATCAATATCAAGTAGTAATGGAACTACTAGATATTTATAAATTAGCTTCTTTTCAAAAAGCTCTTAAAGAGGATGAAGATAAACTTGCGTTAGAAGAAAAGAAATATGACTTGGATTATTTTAAGTATAGAGATATTCTTCGTGTATATTATTCGCAGGTTCACAAAGAGATGATTGATAATGGAAATGGATATGTAATGAGTGGTATGCTTGGATGTATGTTGTTTAATCGATTCAAACTAAAAGGTAATCGTAAGGCAATAAATTTTCGAGAAACAAATAAACGAAAAGCAGAAATAAAAGCTAATGGTGGTAAAGTTTGGGATAGAGAAACATATCTTTGGTGCAAGAAATATGGCATTGAATATGACGCAGAAGACCCACGTATTTATCTTACAGGAGATCATGCGTATGAGCTAATATTAATAAATTGTAGAGTAACTCATGGACATTCAGTAAAAATATTCCGTACAGAATATATTGGTCGTAATTATAAAAATATGTCGTATGATGAAATACTTGCAACTTGCAAAACCAAAGATGATATATTAAATCTTCCACTTGACATTGCAAAGAAACTTACATTATATCTTAAACGTTATCCACAGGAATATACTAAATTTATTAGAAATGAAAATCAATACATATATAAGTATGCAAAGGCTTGTAGCGAAGGTAGATAATGACTTTAATATTAGTGAAAGTGATTGGATACCGCGTTGTGCTGCATGGGTTATAGACGCTCTTAGCCAAATGAAATGTTTGCCTAGAGAACGTAAGAAACGTACTCTTGAGGTTACAGATAAAATTGCTACATTTCCTTGTTCATTAGATGCTAATGACATTAAGGTATATGATGAAAATGGCTGTGAAATAGAAGCAGCTAATGATAGCTCATCAAGTAATTGTTCATGCAACAATTCTTCTACGGGGGGTTCCACACAAACTAGTGAAGATGTCATTGCTATTATTGATGACACCAATACTACAGGGACTAATTTTATGCGAGTAGCAAGTGTAATATCTAATGATTCAAGTAGAAACTTTGTTGTTTCTGGAAATAGCATTGAGTTAAACTTTGATACAGATAGTATCACAGTTGAAACAAACGAAGTTGCTACTTATTATGATGATTATTTTAATTGTGAAGTTCCGTATATTTATGATGATGGTCTTTTGCTAGAAGCACTAGCATGGTATATTCTATTTAAACACCTTAGTAGAGGTAGTCATCATCCTGTATATGATTTAAAATCTAATTCACCTGTTACAAATCCTTATTTACAGTGGAATACCCTTAGACCGAAAGCTGCTGCTTCTGCAAAAGCTAAAATGAATAAAGATGAGGGTTGGCGCAATTTCTTTTATAATAGTACATTTGACCCAAGAAATAATTAAAGTATGGATATAAATAAAGAACTTTCACTTGGTAAATCATATAAATCAGTTCCTAACGGTAGTCTTGTTGCCGCTAGGAATATTTGTATAGACTCTGATACTATAAATATCATACGAGAGCCTGGTTTTAAAGATGTGCTTGCCAATCTTATTAATGATAGTAAAATCGAGGGTTATATTGTTGGAGTGATACCAACAGTAAAAGACCTAATTATATTTACTTATGACGAGGATAATGACAAAAGTCATATCTATATTGTAAATAATGAAATTGATACAAATGGCAAACGTACTATTAATGAGTGCGAACATGATTGGAAACATGTAGGCAATACAAGATTTATTGGTGATTATACAACTGACCCTGCTGGCAGATATATTGTTGCTGTTTGTGAATATGCAGAAGACTGCGATAAAACCAATTATACAAAATATCCATTACGCTCTTGGACGCTTATTACAAATGATGATTATGAAGAGCAAAGTTCTAATGGATTAGTTAAATATAATGATAATAATATACTCAAAATAAATCCTGATATTCCAAGATTTAATATTGATAGATATATTAGAAATGGTGGAAATCTTATAACAGGTGTATATACTTTCTTTATCAGATTTAAAATTAATAATTATGATTATACTAATTGGTTTCAATTAACCGATGATATTATAATTACTAATAATAATCAAAAGAAAAAGCCAAAGCATTTTTATCAGATAGGATTTGCTCTCGATAGTGCTAATACTCAAAAGTTCAAATCATATATTGTTAATAAAGAGGGATATAGTCCTTATTTAATAACAATACAATTAGAAAATATTGATGAAAGCTGGAAATATAGTGTTGCTGAAGTTGCTTACATATTTAAACATGAAGCAAATGTAGTTGGTAGATATTTTCTTGATTTAAAGCTGACAGATAACTTTTTGCAATTTTCTTTATATAATAATGAATATATCACAGAAGTTTCTATAGATGATTTATTACGTTCTCCGTCTGCAATATTTAATGTAAAATCATTATGCAATTATAGTAATAGATTATATTGTGCTAATTATTTTACACATTATGATGAAACGAAATCTGAAGTAGAGGGTTATCTTGAAACGGGAGCAACAGCTGATAAAACTACTACTTACTATAATAATTCTATAAATACAGGAAATATAAATAATGATACTGTTACTTTATATTTTGATTTCATGTATCATAGTGATAATATATCACTAGAAAAAACTGTAGAAATTAGTAAAGTTACAGGATTGGATGATTATGGATTAATCGGTACTTGGTATCAAGTTAATCCTAGTGATGTCTATGACATATTTAATGAAATGTTCAGTAATTATGTTATAGATTATTCTGATAATTCTGCATCACAAAATGATGCTAATAAACTAGAGAATCTTGTAAATGGTGCTTATGCTTGCGATCAAATATATTGTCAAGAAAATCCCGGTAAAAGTAGCGATGATGCTGATAAAAACGTTATAGTTAAACTTTCAGTTTTGCTTAGTGTTTGTTCTAGACGTAGTACTCCTACAGGAATTGTATTATGGTGGAATGGTAAAGTTAGAACTATGACTAAGTTATCAGATAAATGTGCTGATTATGTAAAAGCGGATGTTGATGCAAAAACAAATAATGATGATAATATATTTCAAGGAAAAATGTTATATAGCGAGAATCTAGATTATCCAGACATAGATGAATTAGTTTGGAATAGTAATCTTGATTCTAATTATAAAAATGCCTGTGAAACATATAGTCGTGATAAAAGTGATGCAGAAACAAATCCTATTCCAGCTTTTGAATTATATGTTAACAAAGATAATGAAGTAGCATTATTAGATAAAACTTTTGCACAAGTTGTAGGCAAACATCATAATGCTATAGCCCCATTACGAGCTATGAAATACGGCACTTCAGCCCCTCAAGCTGTGTTTCTCACATCAGTTAATAATTATAATATGACTGTTGCCTTATCATATAGAGCTTTACATTTAAGTGGTGCTAGAAATGCAACTCTAGACGGTGAAACTATATATCTTGCTTCAGAACAGTTTAAGATGAATAAAAAAGGTGACCGTAAAGAGGCTTGGGATAGATGGGTTCCACGTTTAATTTATCAAAATGCAGATAAAACTCTTTCTACGAATACTCATGCTTGGGAATATCAACCTGCTAAATTTAGTAATGCAAAACTTAAATGTAGTGCTGAAATATCATTAAAGGAAGATAAAAATGAAAAAGCTGATAGCATTAAAAATAATGTAAACATAACTAATGTACCAAGCAAGTATAAAGTTACTGATAATATAAACATACCTCGTACACTCCTGCCTTATCAGAATTATAATATATTCAAGCATTTTATACGTTCTGATTATACTGTAACACTTGGTTATCCTGTAACATGTGAAACACTTGTAAGAGAATGTAATCCAAATACAATATATAAGTTTACAGCTGATAATGAGAAATATTATAATGATAATTATATAGGTTATTTTTATACTTATGAAGATATAATTAAATCTGTTAATTGGAATATTTATACTCAAATAGACAGTAGTTATTACTTCACTAATTGCAGAGTAATATATGATGATTTAATTTATCATTTTCCAAATATTGCTGGAGGCACGGCTGGAACTACAACAACTGTAACTTATAAATATGATAAGTTTAATAAATTATCAGAAAATGCTATAGAAGTAGAATCCGTTAATGCTACCGATGGGGATATAATTTATACAACAAAAGATGTTGAATATAAAAACGATGTAAAAACATTATATCAATTAACTCCTCGTTATTTTACTAAGAAAAAGCATAATTGGACTAATGAATATTTGCATGGATTTATAAATAGAGAAGTTAGTATTCTTTATGCGCAAAATATTATAGCAAATGCAGATAGTCTTAGTATTACTTCTTTATCGCAATCACAAGTTGATTATGATATAGCAAATGCTACAGATTATGTTTATAGTGATATTCCAATTTATACTTATAATGTAAAACAGGATTATGAAATTATACAACAAACGTTTATAGATGCAAGTAATAAACTTATTGGTACATATACAAGTAATGTAATTCTTCCAAATAAAATTGGTGATTTTCTTGAAATACAGGCAGCATATACTGCTAAACCAAGTAAAACGTACACTAATTATAGAGAACAGCAATATCTTAATACATTCCCAACAACCATTTGGAGAAGTAATCAAATAAGTGATGAAAGCTATGAAAATAGATTTAGACAATTTGAAACAGACCAATATAGAATTATACATGAAAACAAAGGAGAAATTACAAACATTATCGGTGTTGGTACTACGTTGTTAATTCATACTGAAAATTCTATATTTCAATTTGATAGGTCTCCACGTCTTTCATCAAAACTTACTCCAGAAATAAAAGATACATTTGATGTACAATATTCAGAGTTGTTTCCAACGCAAAATGGTTGGGGTGGATTACAAGATAATTATGATTGTCTTCTTTGTCCTGCTGGATATATTTGGTATGACCACCTTACAAAGAATATATTTAGATTTGATGAAAGCACACCTAAGATATTGTCATCTGATATAGACCAATTTCTTAAAAAACTTGATATTGTAAGTGTTAGATTTGCTTATGATTTTACAAACAGGTTACTAATATGTATTTGGTATGTTCCAAATGGTAGTGCCAAACGCGAGTTATCAATGTGTCAAACAATAACTCTTAGTTATGATTTAAATCTGCATAAATATATAAGTTTGCATGATTTTTCATTTACTCGTGGTTATAATACATATAATAAACTTTATTTGTATAATGAAGTAAAAGCTAATAATAAACTGTTTGTATTTGATAAAAACAGTTATGATTATCTTGAACTTACAGATACAGAGCATAGCTATATTCCTTCGTTTAAGGTTGATGGAGTATTTGCATCTTATGTAGATGTTATTGTCAATAATGCTTATGAAACAACCAAGTGTATTGAAAGTATTAATTACATACTTAATACGATAGATAAATCTCTTGGTATGTTTGACAATGTTGACAGATACAGAAAATATAGCGGAAATGCTTTGACTGTTTACAGTGATAGTTGTTATAGCGGTTTGCTTGACATTTATGTTGATAATAAGAATATAAATGTAATGAATAATTATAAATATCCGTTCTATAATAAAGGTACATGGAATATTAATTACTTCAGAAACAGATTGTCAACAGATGATTTAGAAGTAAACAATGTAGAAGAATTAAAAACAACTATTGTCGCGCAAGACGAAAATGGTAATTTCATTACAAAAGAAATATCAATGGAAGAATTGCGCAAGCAACAAGCATTAAAGAAAACTGATGATGAACTTAAAGGCTCTGATAATAAATCAGTAATATACGGTAAATATATAGTCGTGCGTTTGATAATTGACAGACGCAAAGATTTTATGCTAGAAACATTAAATATAAACTTAAATCAATATTAATATGAACCACAGAAGATTAAAATATGGTGGTAGAAGAGATAAGGCTTTTATTGGTATGGCTGTAAATGCGGCAAGCCAAATAGCTGGTGCCGCAATGAACGCAATAGCTGGTTCTAAAGTAGCTGGAGCACAAAAGCAAGCTGACGCAGATGAACGTGTCAATCAAGCTAATATGGCAGCAGCGCAATTACAAGCATCTCAAGGCAGCAAACAAGGTAGTCTTGCACAACAAGCTGCTGCACAAAAAGCTAAAGATGCACAAGCACAGCAACAAGCTATGCCTACAACATTTGGTCAACCAGATTTACCTAATGGTGGATTGAGCACTATTAGACCTCATCTTGGAATGGGTGGAGATTTTTGGGGAGCATTTACTCAAGGCGTTGGCGCAGCTGTTACAAATAGTGGAATTGACAGTTGGCTTACAGGTAAAATTGGAAGTTTGTTTAAAAAGAAAGACGGTAGTGATAATAACGGTGATGATAGCAATGATAATTCATCCGATTCTACAACACCTACAAGCACTGACACTAATATGGATGCTGGTAATAGTGGCATACAAACTAGTAATCCTACAAGTGGTTTAATGAGCTCCACTATTCTATCAGATAAACCAATGGTTGCTCGTTATGGCATACTTAGACGTTATCCAAGAAATCGTGCATTTCTTGGTTCTTTAATTAGTGGAGCTGGTGCATTGATTTCTGCTAATTCTAAAAAGAAAGCTATTCTTCGTGAACAAAGAAGAAAGAATAAAGAAGCTATGGAAAACGCAGAGAGAACTACTGCAATGAGCAGAAGCAATGCTTTTAATAGTTTCATGTCAGGTTATAATGAATCTGATTTTGCTCCAGAGCTTACATATAGAAATGGTGGTAGCAAGCAAGGTAGTAATACAAAAGTTATAGACGGAGGAGTAGCTATGCCACTCGGTCATAATCATCTATCTCTTCTACGGGGGGCTACCCATGAACAAGTGCATAATGGTAAAACTGGTATTGGCATTAAAGTAGGTAATAAAGAAATAGAGGCAGAGAATAACGAGGTTATGCAAAAGACTCCAACCAATGTTAAGATATTCTCTGCTCAGCCTATATTTAATGGTATAAGTCCAGCTGATGCAGTTATTAATGGCGCTAACCCTAGTCAAGTTTTTGCTATGCAAGAGTTATATAAACAAATGTATGGTATTAATGATGACGGAACTAAAAAGCGTAATGGTGGTGAAGTACTTGAAGATGAAGTGCCACTTTTATATAGACGCCCTGTAGAGAAATTAAGGATAGCAATGCGATATGGTGGAAGACCTAAAGCACTTGTTGGCTATAATGATAATAAAAATTGGAATATATATGGTTGTGATATTAATGGTAACGCTTTAACAGCAAAAGATTATCCTCAACTTTCTGCAAAAGAAAAATCTGCTGATACACCAACAGATGATAAAACAGAAGATTTTAAAAAGCGACCTGTAAAGGATAATAAATGGGGAGCTAGATTTAATTATTCTGATTATCTAAAACTAGGAGTTGATACACTAGGTTCATTAAGTCTTGGATTGTTTAATGCAAATGCTTATAAGAATCTTAAAGCAGATTATCAGACACCACAGTTTGTAAGTGAAATGGCAGTGCCGTTTGATACAAGATATAGAATTGGTGCTCAACTTGCGGAACTTGAAAGAGCAAGACTTAATAATAATAGAGCTATTGCTTCTAATACCGTTAGCTCGCAGGCTGCTCAAAATGCTATGCAGACAAATAATACAAATACTGCAATAGAAGCTAACAAACTTTGGGATACCAAATTTAATAAAGAAGCTGAACTTAGGAATAGACAAGCTGAAAATGAACAAGCTGTTCGTAGTAGAAATGCTGCTGCTCGTAATCAGTGGTCTAAAGATGTTGCAGAGATTAAGAATAGAGAACAAGACCAAAATAATGCTTATAAACTTGCTAGAGCAAAAGCACTTAATGCAAGCTTTAGTGGGTTAAGTAATGCTGTTACTAATTTTTTGCAATCTGGCACTGATAGATATGAAGGCGATATTGCTAAGGCAGTGTTACTTGCTGGTTCTGAGCATGGTACTCCTGCAAGATTAGCAAGTATGGGTGTTCCATTTAGCAAGGATATGCGTAATAGATTATATAATTCTCTTGTTGATGATTGGAGTTATTATAACAATATCAAAGAACCTAACAAAGAAGATTATATGAAAGACGGTGTTCTTGATACAACTGCATATTCCAATGCAAGAAAGAAATATAATAATGATATGCTTAGAAAGAGACAAACATTAAATTCTCTTAGATTGTTTTAAATAACATATTATAAATATGGCACAACAATATAATGCAAACAGTATAGATATTGGTTTTGGTGGGGATGTTGCTGGACCACTTAAACATAATTGGTATCTTGACCAATGGGCTAATTCTATTAATAAAATAGATGAACGTCATCAAAAAGCTGTTGAAAAAATGAGTGCAATAGACCTTGCACTTAGTCAAATTGAACTTGATAGCAGTGAGGATGAATGGAAAGCCAATTATGCTCAAAATATTAGAGACCAAATAAATGAACAAGCTAAATACGGGGATTATAGTACAGCTTTAACTACAGCAACAATGCTTGCTGGTACAGCAGTTAGTTCTCCAGAATTACTTGGCAGAGCAAAAGCACATGCTGATAGAGAACAACAACTTAAAGAACTTAAATCCAGAAATGATTTAAATTCTGAAGATATTGAAGCATGGAATTTATTAAATCCTTATAAGTATCAAGATAAAACTGATTCACAAGGTATTATAATTGGTGGAAGTAAATGGGAAGCTGATTATATTCCAAAAGCAATTAATGAAATAGACGAAATACATAAAGCTATTTCATTAATTGCCCCATATAAAAATGATAAAACTACTGGTAGTAGAACTGCACATACAAAGAGTGATGGTTCAAGTAGTGACAAAGGTGGAACATACACACATAATATTCAAGAACTTAGTAAGGAACGAATTAAGGAACAACTTAAAAATTATGTTGAGCAAAATCCCGAACTTGCTAATTGGGTAGAATGGACTTATAAAAAGTATAAAACTCTTTATAATAATGTTGAGGCAAAACTGAATAATCCTGGTTTGAGTGATAGTGATAGAGAAGATTTGCAAATAAAGGCAAACAGATATAAACAGGCTATTAGTGATAGAAACGGTATTGTTTCTAAAGGAGCATTTGATTCTTTTTATAATAGATATGAAACAGTTATAAATAATTTTGCTTATACTTATAGACAAGATAGCACTAATACTCATACTATAACAAGTGATGCTCCTGATAATTATGGAGGATATAATAATGTTAGCGGTGCACTTGGTATGGCATTACAGGGAATTAATGGTCGTCAAATAACAAGTGCTACAATGCCTGCTCGATTTGCAAATTTAGGTAGTACAGACTATGAACAATCCTTTAATATGAGACCTTTGATTAGTGGTAGTAATAATTTGCTAAATATTAATCGTGTGTTATATAGGTAATAATCATTTAAAATAAGATACTATGGATTTAAGAAATATAAATACACTTAATAATAATGATTTTTATATGTTTAATACATATAAACAAAATCATGATTATTTTGGTTTAGCCAATACTTTAAAAGGTTTTTATGCAGATGACTATTATACACAAGCTGCCTTAAATAATAAGATTAAAGAACTTCAATCTACAGGGCGTAAATGGGATGCGATAATGTCTAGAGCTAATGTTAATGAACGGCAGGCTATTGCATTTTACAGTGCTATGACTGATTCAAATCCTTTATTGCCAAATGCAAATAATAATATTTATACACAGCAGTTTGTTAACAATATAAATAAAGCTGGAGGTAAAGATGCTACAGGATTTGTTGTTACTTTTGACGGGTTAAGTCTTGGTGAACAACTTTCAAATATTGGTCAAGGAATTAAGGATAATATAGGCTGGGGAGCTGCTGCTGGTTCTGGTATAGGAGCAATAGGTGGAGGTGCAGTAGGTACAGCTGTTGGACCTGCTGGTACAGCATTAGGCACAGGTACTGGAGCACTTATTGGCGGAGTTATTGGTGGAGCAGTAGGAGCAATTAAAGGTATAGCTGAAGGCATTTGGAATAATATTACAGGTCAAAATGATAAAACTAAATCTTTATCTAATTATAACCAATTTAAAACTGTTACAGGCTATGGCTGGAAAGAACTTCAAAAAATGGGTGTAAAAATTGAGAAAGTTGATGGTGAAACTAAACTTTATTTTGATAAAACTAACCCTAATGTATATAAAGTTTATCAAGCATTAAAGAAAGCTGAAGATAGAGGAGTTCATTATAACTTATATGGCACAGACGAAAACGATAATCGTGTAAGTAAAGGTGAAATGATGACTTCTACTGTAACATTTAGTCAGTATATGACTCCTGACAGAACAAAAGATGAATTTCTTAATGCCTATAAAACGGTAGATGAAGCTAAAAAAGTTTATAATAAATATACAACGCCTAATGACGATACTCAAATAACTGTTGGTGGTACATTTATTCCGTTTGCAAGTGCTTATGCTGCGCAATGTTATTTACGAGGCGATGATACAGGTGTTGAAAAAGATACATCTATGCGTAAACGCGCATTACGTGGAATTAATCTTGAGAACCAAGAAATATGGGCTGCTGAATATGATGATACAGGCAAACAAGTATTAACTCGTATTACAGATGCTGATAAACTTCATGAGCTGAATCGTTTAAAAGATTCTGTATTACGTGAAACAGATGATATGTCAACATTTGGAAAAAACATTGATTGTTTTCTTGGTATGTCTGGAGATAAAAGTGGTGCTTATATTAAGATTTATAAAGACCAGCGTACAGGTATGAATGGTAAGCATATTAGTGACGGAAAAGAAGATGCAGTAATGTTGTTTATACCTAGTCTTTGGACTGATGAAGCTCAACAAGCCTTTGAAATGAGTACAAAAACCCAAGCACAAAAAGAGCTTGCTAATATGGAGGCATATAATTATGATTATGATTTAAGTAATGGTAATAAAATCGTTACACAACAGTTACCAAATGGTGATATAGCTCTTGCTTATCAGAATAACAAAACTGGTAGAATTGTTCCACTTCCAAATAGAGAAGAAGCTCTTAAACTTCTTAATGAAGATTTTATTATTCAAAATGCAGCTGAAGCAGCAAATAAATCAGTATTTGGTCCAGACGGTATTCGTGGTAAAGTTAATATGGAACAAATAAATGCTCAAATTGAAAATATAGCTGATGCAGCAGTTATGGAATTATATCCAGAGTATTCTTCTGTTTATTCTAAACTTCGTGCAGCTGAAATACAAAAGCAAAAAGTTGATGCTACCGATCAAGAAAGAAATGATTATGATGAGCTTACACATAAGAAACTTGAAATATATCAAAGAATACTAGAACAATTAAATTTATAATTTATGAATGTCGAAGAGCTGTTCAATAGAGGTAGCTATCTAATTCCTAATCCAGCATACAATCCAAAAGCTAAAAGAAATAGACAAGCACCATACATTCAGACACAGGATGATAGAGAATATAATCCTGTGGCTGACTTGTTTTATAGAAATGCCAATAATAATTTTACTGTTCGTGATACAGAAAAATATAATCCATATAATATAACTGTTAGACCTGGGCTTAATCCTGCTAAAGAATTATCTAATGCTCAATCTGATTGGGCTAAAATAGGAAATGCTTTAGCACAAACACTTGTATCTGAAGTAGGACTTGGAACGTTTAGAGGTATATCAGATATGACAGATTATCTTACAGGTGCTGCATTTAGAAATGATAATGATTATTCAAATCCTGTATCACAATATATACAGTCATTACAAGATAAGTTTGATAATGAAATTGCTCCAATATATGCAGACCCGGATTTAGATATATCTAATGGTGGTCTTACTGATGTTGGTTGGTGGGCTAAAAATATTCCTAGTATTGCTAGTAGTCTTACACTTCTTCTTCCTAGTACAGGTTTTGTTAAAGGGCTTAGTTGGCTAGGTAAAGCTACTAAACTTAATAGTTATACTCGCAAAGCCGTATCAACTATGGGTAAGGCATTAGCTCAACAAGGAAATATAGGTAAAGGCATTGATATAGCAATTAATAAACCTGGTACAATTAATACTGTTAACAGGTTTATTGAAAATGGTCTTACCGCAGCTAGTTCTCGTATAATGGAAAATTATCAAGAATCAAGTCAAGTTTGGAAAGACCAATATAATGATAATATAGATGTAATAGCTCAAATGTCTGATGAAGAATACGCGCGTTTAGTAGAGCGTAATGCAGATATACTTCAAGGTATAGACACGTCAAATAAAGATGCTGTAGCTAAACGACTTGCTAAAGAAGCAGCTGATAGGACTTTTGCTATAGATATGAGTAACATAGGATTTGATATTGTTGAATTATATGGACTTAGAAATTCATTTGGCAAAGGTATGCTGGGTAAAAACTCATCATATTCTATTCGTAAAGCAGCTCGTCAAAGAGCAAGATATGCTGACCAGCTTAAAGGTGTTGACGAGAAAACTATTACAGAACAAGTTAGGCAATTAGAAAAAGCCCGTAGTTTTGGTCAAAAAACAGCAGATTTTATAAGTGATTTTGTTCCTGGTGAAGCATTTACTGTTGGAAGTCAGCTTAGTGAAGGTGCTGAGGAAGCAATTAACTATGTTGCCCAAGAAGAGGGTATGCACTTAGGCAAACAGCTTCTTGGTAAAGATGATTATTCTTCGTTTGATACTCGTATGATAAGTTATCTTAATGCGCCTCAATTATGGGAAAGTGCTTTTTGGGGTGCATTGGGTGGAGTTGTATTTCAAAAAGTAGGTAGTGGATTTAAGCGTGTGCAACTTACTTTAGAGGATGCGGCAGCTGAAAAAGAAAATAAAAATAAAGATAATGAAAAAACAGGTGAGCAAAAAGCTGAAACAAGTTGGAAAGGTTTAACTCAACTACCAGAAGTTAAACGTAAAGTTGCTTCTATTTGGGATGCACAAATTAAAATGAATATGGCTGAAGATGCAATTCAGCAAGTAAAGGATAATGATAAATTTAGTGATTTTGAAAAGGAGCAACAAATAGATGACATTCGAAATAGAACTAAAGCAGATATTGTTCTTAGAAGTATTAATGACGGCACTGTGGATTTGCTTGATGGCTTTGTTGAATCTGATAATGTTAAAAAGGCTATGATTGATAAAGGGATTATTAATCAAAAAGATGCTGACGAATGGCAAATGCAGATGAAAAAAGACATTAAAGATATACAAGATAGATATAATAGAAATATAATTAATCTTGATAGACAAGCTGCCAATATTGATAGCGAAGATAAAGGTAAATACATAGCTATTGAAGCAATTCAAATGGCTGCTACAGACAATGTTTATCGTGAACTTCAGATAGAAGAAAATAATAAAAATGCTCAAAAGTATCTTAGTGCTTATGAAGATGAAATTGGCAGAAAATCTAATCCTGACGCACCTGTATTAAATCCTGAACTTAATTACCGAAGTGCACTTGAGCTAACTACTTATACTGCCATACTTCAAGACCTTTATGTAGAACGTGCAAAACTGCGTGAGAGTATTAAAAACGGTGATACTCTTGCTAAGCGTATTGCACTGCAAAATATTGATACTCAAATCAAATCAGTAAAGCGTTCTTTAGTTGCTTCTGAAGAAGAATTTAGTATATCTAAAATGCTTTATACTATGAGTAACGTGAGTGATAATCTCAAGTTACTTGGAACTGAAACTGCATTAGAAGATGTTACTGAAATGGATAAAGCTATTACTGATGCTTCAGAAAAACAAGATTTTAAAAGTTTATATAAGTTATTTGATAGTGATTATAAATCTACAATAAATTCTGCTAGTACCGTAGATAGACTTGCATTTCAGCAAGAATATAAGAAAATACAAGCCGAAACACGTGAAGCAATACGTGGTAAGCAAGGTATTAATCAAGTAGCACCGGATGCAGCCGATAATTATAGAGCTTACATTCAATTACAATATCAAAATAAACTTCTTGCTTCTAATCTTGTTCAAACTAAAGATCAATTACAGAATTATCTTACACGAGTAAATAACACATTAAATGAAGCACGAATTAATGCTTTAAAAGACGCTTCTGTTACTATTGAAAATCTGTTTGATAAGTATGGCAGAGATGTAGTTGAGGGTTCTATTGCCGCATTATATGACGGTAATGAAAATGATTTCAATATTGCATCTTCAGACATGAATGAAGAAGAACGTAAGCAGTTTAAAGAAGCAATTGAAATATTTAATTTTGCAAACAAGGCTAACACACCCTTATATCGTAGTCTTCAGGTAATGTTTGCTGCCAGAGAAAAGGCTAATAATAAACAAGCTAAAGCTACAGAAGAAACTACTGAACGAGTTGATAGTGAAGATGAAAAAGAATTAAATTCCACAAATTCAAATTCATCACAAACAACTCAAAACCCACAGCCTACCAATTCATCACAGACAGTACCACAATCGAACACGGAGCAAGCAACAAGGCAAAAACAAGACACAACAAATAACCAATCCTCAAAACAGGGCTTGTTATTCAAGCTTGATGACGGCTCTACTGTTGAACTTAAAGGTAATTTTTCTGAAGCGCATGGTAATACCGATTCAAATGGTACTACTTATGTTAGAACCTATGAAGCTACAGAGGATGAATACAAATATTCAGAATTATTTGATTTAGATAGAGATGTTAATCTGCTAGATGATAATGCCCAACTTAAAGTTATAGTTAAGCCAAAGCAAATAACATATACTGACAAATTTGGTAATGTAACTATTAATTGGGAAAAAGGTAAGATTGTAAATGCTAATAATAGCACCCCCGTAGAAGAAATACCTGCCACAGAAACTTCAACTCCGGCTCCTACTCCTTTAGAACAACTTGCGAATCAAAAGAAAACTGAAGTTGCAAATGATAAGCCAACATCACCAACTCCTAGTAATGGAACAACCAGCAATTCTTCTACGGGGGGTATGTCAGAGGGAGATGAAATTGTCAATCGTAATAACAGAGCAGTTACCATTATTAAGAATTTTAATGGTCAAGGTAATTATGATGATGTTATTACCGCTTTAAAAGAAGAATTTAAAGATGACCCAGACCAAGAAGCAGTAGAGGCTTTGATTAAAGGTCTTGAACCTGCTCTGAAAGCTAAATTTTCTGTTGGTGATGTTCTTATGGCTAGTAGGTTGTTAGAAGAAGCAACTAATGCTGAGGATGTTACTGCTGCTTTGGATTTATTAAATAGTGCAGCTAGTGATATGCTTACTAAATATATTGCTGCTACTAATTCTTATGTGTTTACCAATTCTGACGGTATAACAAAGAAGATTATTAGTCTAGAAAACTTGCTTAGGTGGTGTAATGAAGTAAGCAATAATGATACTACGGCTGATGCAATGTATTCAGTTATTAAGTCGTATCTTGAGGAACAATCTAAAAATCCTAATTATGAATATATAGTTATGGACAAATTTGATTCACAAGATGCAATACTTGCTAGAGCTAAAAAAGATATACCTACAGCTAATGTAGATAAACTTGGTTTTATAGAAGAGCATCGAATTGGTGTTAACACTGTAATTTCTGCATTTCAAAGAAGTCTAGATACAGAACGTCTTAATAATCTTTATAATGTTCTTGAACATTTGAAAGTTGGAGATAAATTATCTACTCGAAAAATAGGTAATCAAATTGCACTTGAGGTAAATGGGCAAGTAATTGCTTATATGTCTATTCCTAAAGTAAGTAAACCAGATACTTATTTCGTTAGAAATGAGGGTTGGAATTATGAAATAAATTGCAACACTGGAGAATCACCTCTTAAAGATAGATTCAATAGTTGGCTTTCTGAAGAAACAGATGATGCGAAAAAAATTAATCAGCTTATATTTGAACTATGTAATAAGAAAGAAATAAGTAAAGCTGATTTAAAGCATTTCATGAATACCAATGCTATTAAAAAAGCTATAAGTGATGAATTAATTGATGACAGTATAGACCCAAGTATTATTGTTAATTCAGTTGTTAAATTATGGAGATATGTTGGTACTTCTGCAACAGTTTCTCGTGAAAGAATTAATCTTGCTATAAGTAATAGTCTTGATAATTGGTTTGATAAATTAAAAACAAGTTATAATACCATTTATAATGTTGGCAAATCAGTTAGTCATTTTGACTTTACTATATCTAGAATTAATAGTCCTAGAATAAGAGAGAATGTTCGTTATAATGGAACAAATATTGCCGAAGTAAGAAGTAAAGCAACTCCTATAGCTGAATCCCTTACTATTGACAATCAACAGTCATTTGAGATTGCTTATAAACCAATGAGCGTTGATGAAAACGGTAACATTGATAGATATTCTATGCAACTAAGCAATGGTAGTAAACTTTATTTATCAGATACTAGTCAGATAAAGCCTGGTACTACAATGATTGCATTAACTAATGGAAATGGTGAAACACGACTTACTTCTGCTTTTTCTGTTTTAACTAAAGATAGTTGTGTTGGTAAAGAGGCTAAACAAATATCTAAAGAATTATTTGAAGAACTTCAAAACTTGGTTGATGATTATTTCAATCAAGAAGACGGAAGTGGAACTAATTTAATAGATTTTATTGACAATCTTTGGAGAAATGGTAAAGTAAAGAATAACAATCGTCATATATTTGGTGGTCCACTAATTCATCACATTACTAATAATAATGGTGTTGATATAGGCGTTTTAATATCTCTTCCAAATAAAAAATATGTTAGAATATTTAAAACTACAGGAATTGCTCCTAGTTATGCTGTAAAACTTCCTAATGACAATAGAGCTGTTAATCTTAGTAAAGTTAGCAAAGACCAAGCTGATGACATAAAGAAACAACTGAAAGAGTTTTTTAAAGAAGCATTTGCAGTTTCTACTTATGAGCTTAATTATGGAGCATTAGATTATGAAAGTAATAAAAAAAGAGAACTTAATGGTTTCTTTAAAGCTAATCCAGATGGTAGTTTTAGAATAGAAATACCTAATTCAAAAGATAAAGCCAATCCTCATGTACATAATATTATATCCTATAAAAGTTTTATTCTAGATAATAATCTTATTAGAGTAAATGTTGCTAAGAGCAAAAATTATAATGGGGACGAAACTAACTTTTATTCATTTGACAATGAAGAACAAATAGCTAATCAGTCATTTTATGTAAAAATAACCCCTAAAGAAGAATTTGCTGAAGAAAGTGAAAATGAAAATTCTACAGAAAGCCAATCAGAAATCAATTTGGAATCTGATAAAATTGAATCTGATGTTAGGAATATATTACAAAGTGATAATACTGATAAAGGTGTAGCACTTGCTAATATTCTTCTAGGCAAGGATGAGATTAAAAAAGTTAAAAATTTAATATTGCCTATACAGGGATTTGGATTGTTACCAAAAAATATTATATTTGTAGAAAATATAGGTAATATAGATAAAAAACTTAAAGATGCGTATGCTGCTTATGATGAGAAAACAGGCAATATATATGTAAGTAATAAGTGGATTGGCTTATGTCTAACCCCCCGTAGAAGAAATGAAGCAGTACGCAAGCTTATTCATGAGCAACTACATAAGATTCTACATGATAGTGGTAAAAAGGATAAAATACTTAATAAAGTAAATGAGGTATTTGATGACTTTAAAAAAGAAGTTGATAGTGGTAAGTGGAAAGGCAATAGTATAGCTAAAGAATTTACTAAATACGGAATTGAGGAGTTTTTAGTTGAAAGTTTGACTAATTCAAATCTTGTTCAATTACTTAATGAAACTTCAGCAGTTGTAGATAACAAAGCAACGTCCAAAACACTATTTCAAAAAATACTTGAAATTATATCTGATGTATTTGGTTGGGATATTAAAAAGAATAGTCTTAGAGAAAAAGAATTTATTGCTCTTGGAGATTTAATTAAAACAAATGATTTGTTTTCACAAACAGAAGACACAACTGACACAGAAGATACAACTGAAACACAAACAGAAAAAACAGAGGGCATTGAATACGAAGATGATATTTTTGCCAGTGATGATGATGATGATATATTAGGTTCTAGAATAGGTGAACATCCTAGCATTGGAGCATATATTGACAGTCTTCCAAATTCATCTAAAGAGCAAATGATAGATTTAATAGATAGTGGAAATATAAGCATTAAATGTAAATAATATACGGCAGGGGTAATTCAAATTGCTCCTGCTATTAATTTAATAAATAATATTATGTATTGTAGTTTAGAACAAAAAAGTACTAAAGCCTTTCTCTCACTTGCAAAAACATGTAATGAAACAACCCTAAGTAATTACATTTGTGAGGCTATGGCTAGTAACGGAACTCCGTTGCAAGGGTTTAAAGATTGGTATAAAGCAAAGTATAATAAGGAGCCTAATTTTAATACCCCTAATAGTCGTCAAATGGCTAGCGATATTAGAGAGTATTATTATTATAAAGTTCCTAATGCTCGTGCAACTGTTAAAAATCAATATACCGGAAAAATACAAGGTTATGTTACTGACAAAGGACGTCAAGACGGTATAGAGTTTTTACGCTATACTATTGCTACCAATTATCTTAATGACAAACTAAATGGCAGTGTTCCTAAAAGTGATGCTAGAGACCATTATATTGGAATGGCTAAAGTAAATTTAAGAAAAGCAATTAAGCGTAGAGCTATTGATATAACAGGTAAGTCATTGGAAGAAATAAATGCTATATGGGCCAAAAAAGATTTTAATGTAATAGATGAAATATTTGATTCTGAAAATGCTACTTATCAAGATAAAAACCTTTATGCTTTATTTAAAGAAGCATTTAGTGGTGTAAGACTTAGCGATGACCATGATAAAACTGTATCACAAGATTTATTTGATACGGTGTTTATGACTAAAGAACTTCGCGCTATAGAAAAAGAAAAATCTGAGGAGGATAAACGAGAAGAGGAATATAATGAAGAAATTGAGGATGATGATACTTTATCGGGGGATGAGCAATCTATAAGTGAAGAAACTAAAGACGAAAGTATTAAAAACTTTGATAATCACAGTGGAGAATTTAAGACATTTGAAGAGCATATCCCTGAAGAAATATCTGTATATCTTGCTATGCTCCCTGTATTAAAAAGTTCAAAAGATTTAGGTGTTACACCAAAAGGTATTACTAAATGGGATTATGATTATTCTAATGATATAGGACAAGTTAGAGCTTTGGGTGCTCATAAATGGTGTGAGCTGCTTTACGACGGAAGTACTATTGATTATACTGATATATCAAGTATGATAAATAGTTTACATGGTAAAGCTGAAGCAATACCAGAATTTGGTGCTCTTGAAATGATTGCTAGACAATGTGAGAAAGATGCAGATTTTGCTATTAAATTCTTTAGAACATTCAGAAAGCAGATAATGGTTAAAACAGAAACTGTAGTTAATGGCGCTGATTCTACAGTTCGTGTTAGAAATGCTCAATCCGACAAAGTTACTTCATTAGGATATAAATTACGTAATCAACTATCCAATTCGTTGATTACTACAGACTTTGATTATTTAGACAATATTTATTCTGACATAACTGGTGATAGTGTAAATGCTGCAGGAAATCCAAATAAACAACTTGGTTTAATTGAACTTACATTTAATAAACAAGGTAAAGCTAAAAACCCCAAAGCTGAAGCTCATTTATTAGAAAAAGTTACTAGTTTAATACAATCTGTAATGCCTAGTATTACAGATGCTACATTAGCTTATTATATTCGTAATCATAAAATTGACGGTGTAGTAAATACTAAAAAGAACTTCCAGCTTCTTATGGGCAATCTAGCTACTATATTACAAGGTGTAAAGAAAACACAATTACAATATGAAGATAGACAAGCTAGATTATTTGAAGCTAAAAGAATAAATGATTTACTGACTAACTCAAAAAATAAAGATTTTGAAAAACGACAGGAAATTTGGAATAAATATTCTAATGGTGAATTTCCTACAAAGTCAGATTATAAAAGTTTATCAGCAATATACTCCGAACCGTATGTTGAAGTAAATGCGGATAATGCTGCACAGCAGATAGCTTATTTGATTAAAGATTTTGTTGTTGAAGATACAGAACTTAATTCTATAAACGTAGAGGGTAACAAATCAAGTAATGTGCTTAATGATAGTCTTATAACAAACATTAGAAGATTACTTAAATCCAAGGACGCGCTTAATAGTTTTGCTAAAATTAAATTTTTAAGTCATCAATACGATTTCAGTAATATTCTTATGGAAAGTCCAATAAATCCCGGACTGTTTAGAAAGGATGAAAATGGAAATATTGTTCCAACAGAATATGCTAGCAGACTAATAAGTATTTCTTTGTTTAATGGTGCAACAAATCGTGGTAATCAACGTCATGTTATGTATTCTAAAATGAGTACAGGTGATTATATTGCTACTGGTTATATTAATTTCTTTCATGGCAATAAAGCTGCTGATATGCTGCTTAAAGAAAGAGGTTACAAAACTGCAACTTACTTCATGCGAACACCCTCTGATGCACCAAAGAATTACCAAGTAACTAGTGTAAGATATGATACAGAGGGCATATATACTATAGAAAATGAGGATGAATTTAATAGAACAATAGAAGCTAAAGTTAATAGTATTCCTGTGTTAACTTCGGCAGAAGAAGCATTATATAACTTCGGTGTAGAGCATAAACTTACAACTAAACAAGCTATATCAGCTTTAACATCTAAAAAGATAGGTGATATAAGCGTTAAAAGTTATCAGTTTATGCACAATAAGGATAAAGACGGTAATGTAAGTGTTTATTGTACTTATAATAACGGTAAGGGTTCTCAGGTTATTGTTATTAAAGGTAAACCTATCCAAGAATCTAATGGTAATTATAGAATAACAGATGTTCAATTAGTTGGTACAGCATTAAATAATTATGCTTGGAATGAAACACTGCTGCAAGGTGTTAGAACTAAGTTTAAAGCAGATGCAATAGCTAATAATGAACTTAAATTTACTGTAAATAGACAACATCCTGTATTTAGGTTGTTTAAAAAACAGTTTATACAAGAACTTAGAGATGCTCATGACGCCTTAAATTTAATATTTGAAACAACATCTGACGGAATGGTTGTTGATCCAAATAGAATTAAAGATGTTGCAAAAGATAAAAATAGATTATACAAACAATATCATTATAAAGGTGAAATAATTGAACGTGGTAAACTTACAGGAAACGTGTTTCATTCTGATAAATTTACTGTTCTTGGTGTTAACTTCTTAGATAAAGTATTTAATGAAGATTTTACAGGAGGTGATGCAGGACATATCAATCTTCTCTACGGGGGGCTAGACACAAATAGTTATCTTCATGTTGATAGCAATGGAGTTCCACGTCTTACTGTTGAGCAAACTGAAACTGTTGATAAAGCTATTGCGGATTATATACAAGCTACTATAAATGTTGCTAGACGAGAAATTAATAGTTACAGAGATTTTCTTGATGGGACTACAGTCGATGATGCGCATATTACGAATTTTGCTCTTAATTATGCTCTTGCCTTTATGTCGTTTAATGATTTGTTTGAGGGTGATAGTAAATTTTATAAGAGTAGTCAAGATGAACTTAAACGAGCAAAAGAAGTTCAAGGTAGCGGTCTTCCATTTGGTATAGTCAATACTAATCTTTTCTTTGATAGTCAAGATAAAAATAAAGAAGAACATGTACTGAAAAATACTGAACTTGATAAAACTGAGTTTTTTGGTGGATATAGAGTTAAGCAATATGATAGATTTAGAGCTGTAACTATTAAGAATACAGTTCGTGTTGACCCTGTTACTGGTCCAAATGGTAGATTAGTTGACGCTTTAGTAGAAAATTGGATAAGTCAATCTAAAGATAAATCAGCAAATGCTAGAGCCAAATTTACTTTTAAGGCACAAGCTTTAATGCACGGTTTTTACGGTGAAGCTACTAAGGCTAATGATGCACAATCCTATATAAGTTTTGATGAGTGGATTAGGCGTATTGCTGCCAAAGGTCAGTTAAAACAATATAAACCTCTTATAGATGCAATACTTGATGAAAGCAAACCGCTTGATGCAAAAACTATTGGAGAATTTATTAAAGTTCAAAAGAATTTCTATTATGATTTAAGTTATGACGGAAATCTTAACGTTTGCGCTCCTAGACAAATTAAAAATGCTGAATTTGTATTAGTTCCTAGACTTGTTAGAGGTACTCAACTTGAGGCTGTTGCTAATATTATGAAAAAATATAATATTGACCAGCTTAATACAGAAGAAACTTCTAAAGCAGGTAAGCATAATGTTCTTACTCTTTGGGATAATAAAGGTAACATTAACGAGCAAATCATACAAGATGCGCAAAATGGAACACAAAACAGTGATTTTGCGAAGAATATAGAATATGCTACTGAAGCATATAATTATAATTATCTTTATACACAGCAAGAAACACCTGAGCATCTTAATGCTAAGAATAAAGCAAGTAATCAAATTATGAGGAAAATACTAAATAATTTAGATTCTGCTAATCCTTATAAAAAGAGATTTTTTAAAGTTTATGAAGCTAATATCAGATATAGTTTTCAATCTTTAATGACTAATTTAGGTGTTAAGCTAAAAGATAATGGAACTTTTGATTTAGATGAAAATGGTAATATTAAAGGACTAGATTTTAAGAAATTATACGATATGCTTAAAGATGAAGCTGTCCGTCAGAATCTTGATAGTAATATGATGGACTACTTTACTCTTATAAGTGATGGTGCTACTAAAATTCCTGCTACTATTATGCCAATGTATATGAGTACTGTTTCTAGAAAACTAGAAAATATGGCTCAAGCATTGTTTAATAATAATATTACTAGACAAAAACTTCCGGGTTTTCATGTCGCTCAGGTTACAGGTATTGGCTGGAAACCTATAAGTGATCAAGTTGAAAATGCTATTTATAGTAGAGAACTTGCATATCATCCAGAGGCTTGGACAGACGGTAAAAAGTGGTACTCAGAAGAAGAATATAAAAATCTTTCTTCAGATAAAAAAGAGAATCTTAAAAAGAAAACTGCTCCATATATTGAAGTTATGCTTCCAAAATCTAATTTTGGATTAAAATATACTCGCCCAGACGGAACTTTAAAGAGTGACGAAGATTTACTCAAAGAATTACGTGATGCAGGTCTTGATACTATAATTGGTTATCGTATACCTACAGAGGGTAAGCAATCAATATGCGTAATGAAAGTTGTTGGTTTTACTGATGACGCTTATGGCTCTACTATTATTGTTCCTGACGGTTGGGTTACTCAAACAGGTTCTGACTTTGATATTGACTCTGTTTATGGAATACAGTTTAATTCATATTTAGATAAAGAAGGGTATATTCATAAAGTAAAAGGTTCTTATAAATATTATCTTCGTCGTAATATGACTGATGAAGATAAAGAATTATCTAATGACCCTAAATTTAATTGGAGAAATTATGCTGCTCAAAACGATTTACTTTCTGAAGAGGAATTTAATATAACAAACACTGCTCGTGAAGAACGAGATAATGAACTTGTGCAAATAATGCTTGATATAATGATGGATCCAAATACTCTTGAAGAAAATCTTTCTCGTAGTAATTTTGATGACATTACGTCTGCTAAAATGCGTTGTGAACCAAGTCGTATTAGTCAAGCTAAGAAATCTCGTTCTCCATATAGTTTTTTTGACCAGGCTGCATATCAAACTGATGCAATGGGTGGTGCAGCTCTTAAAGCGATTAGCGTTAATAGAGATGCGTTTACTTCTATTTGTAATACTTGCCATGCTACATTAAGTAGTAACTATACTATTTCTGTTTATTATTCTGCTAATAAATATACAAAAGAAGAACTTGAGGCTAGATTTGGTAATGCTGAAGTTCTTAATAATGGTAAAATTCTGGTTAAGCATAAAATGTTTGGCTGGAGTAATGACAATCTTAATGTTGACGGTAAACTTATTACATGCTATAGTTCTGAGACTACTGCTCACATTCTTGACGCAATTAAAGAAGGAGCTATATTTAATGAAAATGATTATACTTTTAATGCATTCAAAACAATATTAGATATTGGTAGTAATTATGACACCGCTATTAGTTTCTTAGCATTGCCTGGGATTAGTGCTATAGTAAATCAGTATAATAGATCTAATTCAATATATTCTAATGCTAGTTTTAATCCTATTGATGCAGCATTTAGACAAATTGCTTTGCAACTGCCTATAAGAGATATAAATGGAAATAAATTCACAGAATATAGTTCTATTAAGGATATAACAGAAGCAGTAAAAGATTATTTTCATATAGAAAAGCTTACTCCAGCAGTTCTTGACGCAGAACGCCAAATTGATAGACTTAATAGTGGTAATAATGCGGATAATATATTATATGATTTAAGAACTATACTTAGGTTTAAAAGTCTTAAAACACTAGGAGATAAAATTAATCAGCTTGTTATGCTTACTAAGCCTGACAAATTTGGTGCTAAACAAAGTCTGTTTGCTACCCAAAAGGTATTTGATGATATGGAATATCTGCAATCTCAAGAAGCAGATGGTAACCCAATTTGTCTTCGTGTCGGTGATAATAATCTTTTAGATGCTATTTATCCTGACTTTTCTGACGGCAGAAACACTGAAGAAAGTGCTTATCCTATGGTAAATGCTTTTCTTAAATATGTTAGTGCTACTAGTGTTAAGGTTAATGACTTATTATTTCCTACTAGACGTGGTGACTTTAAAACTATGCTTTATGACTTAGAGTATGCTTTAAATAAAGGTAGATTTGACATAACTGAAAAAGCATATAACGAATATCAAACTTACATACTTAATTATCTTTATAATCAAGTTGAAAGTATTAAATATCCTCTTGTTTATAAAAATGGCAAATTCTATCCAAATAGACCAACTTATGAAAATGAATCCAATATAGATATTGTTGCTGCTGAAAGAAAACGTTTATTTGGTTTTGATTATCCAGCGGATTTTTCATATACAGATGAAGAAGGTAAATCACATCAGGTTATAATTACTGATGTAAACGCCCCCCGTAGAGAAGACATAGATGCTTTCCTTAAACTTAGTCCTGCTCAAAAATTAGAGTTTATTCGTTATAATTTTTCTGACGGAATACTTACTAATTATATTACTACTAATTTCAATAATTCTGGTAGTGATAGACTTGGTGCTCAAACTTTAAAAATAGTAGATGACTCTGTTAATTCAGAATTAATGTTTTCTGAATTTAGAAAGATGTTTAATAATACTAACCCTTTAATACAAGCTACAGCTATTGATATAATAAAGTATGCGTTTGTTGTTGAAGGATTTAAGATGAGAAATAATAGTATTAGCAAATATGTACCTAATGATTTGCTGTATAGTGATAGGGAAAATGACGGTGCTATTGAATATGGTATAGGATTTACTAGGGAACTTAATAATTTATTTTCCGATTTGCAGAGTTCTATCTCAAGGGATGATAGATTACTCATCCGACACAATTTTGTACGGCAAAGCACAAATTTAAGGGGTATTTCGGCATTTGACGTACAGAAACACAATAACTCGGATTTCGAGCTTAGTCCTAAATATGACGGTGCAATACGTATTGAAATGAGTAAAGATAATATTGATTTAATCAATAAATATCAAATAGGTGAGTTTGAATGGGAGCAAGAGATAGATGGAGATAACGGTTTTGCTTATGGACCATTACATGCTTATGTTAAACTTAGATTTAATAAAAAGAATGACCATACTCTTTATAAAATATGTCAACGTGGTAATAATATTTGGCTCATTCCCATTAACAAACTTGAAATTAATGAAAATAGCAAATTTAGTTCTAATCCAGCTAATAATGAATATCCTGACATGCAATATTATCTCGATATGATGACAGAGTATGAAAGTGGTATTGCTGTTACAACGGATGAAGAATTTATGCAAGAATTTGAAAAACGTAAAAATGAATATCTTGCGCCAGATGCTACAAAAGATTCATCAACAATTTATAAACGTTTTTCAGTTGTTCCTAATCAGAAACTTGATTTAAATAATATACCAGAACAAATTAATGGTAGAGTTGTAAAAGACGGTCTTAATAGAGTTAAACAATCTATTATTGATCATTTTACAGGAGAAGAATCCAGGCATTCCCTATATCTTCGTAGTATTGCTTTACAGCAAGTCATAAATAGAACAGGAAGAGATAATGGGGCTATTGTTAAGATAAATGGTCTTGACGGTATGTATAGAATATATAAAGCCCCATTTAGAGAATATTCTACATATCTTCAATATGATCATCGTGGTGACGATATTGAATATATTAAGGATGCTAGTGGTACAAGCAAATATAATGTCATTAAATCGTTACAGGAAGATGTAAATTCTCTTGGTAAAAATCTTGGTTATTCTGATGTTTACATTGTAGCCCCTGAAATAGAAGAAAGTACTGTTCATGCTTCGTCTATTGCTGAAGTAGAAGAAGCCGGATTAAAAGCAATTAGAAACTTGTCTAAACAAGGTCTTGATTCTGCTAAGGATGCAAATAAAAAGATAAATAATATCGTAGGTGATGAGCAAGAAGAAGTTAATGATAGAGACCAAGCTAAAATTATCAAAGCCACAGCTGAATTTGTGACTAATGCTGTTAAAGACTTTGAAGAGCAATTTATGTATTTTACTGCAGATTCTTCTACGGGAGGTTATCTCAACATAGGAGATCCTCGTCTTATCCAAGTTATTAAATCTAATCCTGCTGAGAAACTTCGTTTTTTAAAACTTATTCTTAGTAGTAAAGCCCTTATTCAGAATCTTAGTATTTATTCTGACTTAAATGTTAGTTCAGAAGATGAGGACTTAAATAATGACCTTAAAAAGATTAAAGATTTAATTAATGATTTTAGCAGTAATTCTTTACTTAGTCAGGCATATATTAATTTTGGTAATGAATATCTTGCCAAATTAAGCAGTAACCCTAATATCAAATCTGATTTACTTACTATTTTTGACGGTTATCATGGAACAAGTATGATAAATGCTTGGATAAACGGTTTACAAGAAAGCGGAAATCCTCTTGTTCAAGTTATTACAAAAGAAACAATGAAAACAGTTCGTGCAGCTGAAATGAAAGCCAAAGACGAATGTGTTAAACTTGATAGGTGGTATAAAGAACTTGAGCGTAAAGCTAAATCTGCTGGAGTTAGTATTGATTTTAATAAAATAGTAAATAGAGAGGGCAAACGTCATACAAAATATAGTGAAGCATTTAAAACAAAACTTGAGCAATTAAGAGAAAATATTAGGATTGCTTCTGAAAATGGCAGTTGGACTACAGCCGCAACATTAGCTAAATATAAATATGACAAATTTAAACTTCTTCATACAGAACAACCATTAGTTGATGATTATTATAAAGCCAGACTTGCTATTCTTAATGATATGATAGGAGTTGATAAAATTAAATCTCCTTTTGATGAAGAAGACCCTGATGCAGAAATAGAAACTGATGAGAGATATAAAGCTCACAGACTTGTTCTTGAAGAATATAATAGATTAAGAAATAAACAATATGAATTAAGAAGTCATATTGATGCACAAGGAAATCTTGATCCAGCATACGTTGATGAACTAAGTCAAATTAATAAAGAATTAGATAGACTTACTAATCCAATGTTTATTGATGATGACGGAAATTATGTTCCTCGTGAAGAATATGACCCTTATAGAAATCCATTACCAGATAGAAGAAAAAATGAAGAAGCATATCGTAAAGCTGTAATTTACAGTAATGCTAGTTATAGGGCACTTAAAAAATACATCAATGCTATGCAAGCTCTTAATCAAAAGTATTTTAAATATAGTGCCGAATTTGGTTTTGAAGACCAACTTAATAAGAATCTAGCTATTATTGATAGATTTGAAAGAAGAACTCCTGACGGACGACTTGATACTCCAATGT